TGCGGCTGCCAGATCGTGTACGGGTTTGGAAGTCGACGGAGAGAACAGCGCGGGCCTAGAAGGCCCCGTAATGCACCCTGAGAGCCCCGTAGACGGACGAACGGTGCGGATCGATAGACAGCACCGGAGACAAGCGAAGACGGTCGCAGAGCCGTCGCCGGCTGACGCCCGCGTAGGAAGATATTCGTGTGAAGTGCGTCACATTCTACGGTGTGAAACTCGAATACTCACCTACATAACCTATGGAGGGGTAAGGGAGCGAGCTCCAGCGAGCGACCGCACCCCGACATAGGTTCTTGTCGGGGTAGTCGAACGGAGAGAGACTACCCCTTTTAGCGACCTCCGGTCGCCCGGGTAGGTGCCGAACGATGAGTGAGGTACCAGACCGAGGGCGGCCCTTATGGGGGCCGCTCCGAGGTCAGTGGTTGGTTTGGGTAGGTACGTTACGTAAGCATTACTCACCAACAGAACCAGTGGTTACGTAACCGGGTACGTTACGTACGACTAGATACGTAACAGAACCACTAACCCGTGGCCGCCCGGAAGGCGGCCCGCAGCGGGTTACGTTTGTCAGGTATGTCACTAGGGAGGGTCATGTACAGGTACGCCTCGTCTATGGGTGAGCAGTATGCGATCCCCCAGTACTTCGAGGACATCCTCACCGCGGCAGCCCACAGGCACCGGGCCGACAGGCTCCTCAAGGGCTTGCCTGGTCACGACTCGATGCGTCTGGAGACGCTCATCAACGGGGTATGGGAACCACTGGAGTGAGCTGGGACTCATCTGACCGTCGCTCTCGGCTGCCAGCCGACTGGCCTCGCATCCGCCGCGAGGTTCTGCGGGCGGCTGGCCACCGCTGCCAGATCCGCTACCCGGACATCTGTACAGGGATGGCTACCGAGGTCGACCACGTCCGCTACCGCGACGAGGAGTCACCTACCCGGGCGTCGTGCAGACCGTGTCATGCGCGGAAGTCCGCGATGGAAGGCGTCGCTCAGCGTGCGAAGCTGCGAGCGATGAAGAAGCGGCCACCGCCCCGTCACCCGGGGCGTAGAAGCAACTAGGAGGGACCAGGCGTCCCCGAGCCCAGGAGGCACCATGGGAACCCGAGGCCCGATCCCGAACCGCTCAGACGAGCGGGTTCGCCGTAACAAAGAAGAGTACGGAGAGGTCACTACTCTCCCCGTCTCCGGACCCGTGAAGTCCCCTCCGCTCGGTCTCACCGATCCTCACCCGATCGTCCGAGACCTCTACAACTCTCTAGCCGAGTCGGCGCAAGCCGCGCTCTATCAGCCGTCGGACTGGCACTACGCGAAGTTCACCCTCCACTTCGCCGACCAGCTCCTGAAATCCTCCAAGCCCTCGTCGCAGATGCTAGTAGCCGTCAATCAGATGCTGTCATCGCTTCTGGTCTCAGAAGGTGACAGGCGACGGGTTCGGATCGAGGTGGAGCGGACGAAGTCAGACGGCCCGGATGCGTCGGTGACGACGATGGGCGAGCTGTTCGAGCGCGCTCTCCGTAAGCCGAAGTCGAGCTAGAGCCGGCAGTCCCCGGCGGGGTTGAGCGCTCCCCTTCCGGTGCTCCCCCGCCGGGGCTGCCACCAAGACCCGGGCGCAACGACCCGACTGGGGCGACCTGCCGTGACGACGGCGGAACCCGTGCCCAGGAACCGTTGCACCTCCCCGCACGCGGGGACGCAGGGTCGCGACTGCGTGAACAACGCGAGCCGACTTGCCAGGCAGGCGAGACCAGCCAGTAACCAAGAGCGGTCGCCCCTGGCCGGTATGAGCTCCACCGGTAAACGGGCTCACCTTTACACGTAACCTACGAGAGGCCGGTATGACCGTCACGATCACCGCCGACGTCCGCGACGTCACCGGTCAGCCCGATAACCAGCAGTGGGTGTTCTCGACCGTGCTCCGCCAGCAGGACGGCTCGATCCTCACCCAGAAGCAGGTCCGGGTAAACCCGGTGGACGGCGCGCTGAGCGTAGAGCTGGAACCCGGCTTCGCGATCGTCGTCTACGGCGAGTACCGCTGGTTCATCGAGGTGCCCGAGACCGACGCCGAGCTGTGGCCGCTCATCGCCACCTCGGTCGCGGTCCCTCCGGACACCTCCGCTGAACTGCTCGCTGACGCGATCAACGGCTACCTCGACGCGAACCCGCCGTCAGCGGACTGGGACGCGTTGTCGAACGTTCCGTCCGAGTTCCCACCGGAGGCGCACGACCACGTCGCCGCGGATGTCACCGACCTCGACTCGGCTATCGCCGCGTACCTGGTCTCGAACCCGCCCGAGGCAGGCTCGGTGTCCTGGGACGACGTCACCGACAAGCCGTCGACGTTCACCCCGAGCTCACACACCCACTCGATCGCTAACGTCACCGGTCTCCAGGACGCTCTCGACGAGAAGCTCGACGAGGCCGAGGTGGACGCTCGGGTGGCTCTCGGCACCGCCGCGCTGGTCGACTCGGCACCGGCGACGCTGGACACGCTCAAAGAGCTGGCCGCGGCGCTGGGCGATGACCCGAACTTCGCGACCACGGTCGCCTCGCAGATCGGCGCGAAAGCCGACAAGACCACCACGATCACCGCGGGTACCGGCTTGACCGGCGGCGGGGATCTGTCCGCGAACCGGACGCTGAACGTCGCCTACGGCACCACCGCGGGCACCGCGGCGCAAGGCAACGACTCCCGGTTGTCGGACACCCGCACCCCGACCGACGGATCGGTGACCAACGCCAAAGTCGCTTCCGGGGCGGGTATCGCGCTGTCGAAGCTGGCTACCGGCTACGTCGCCGGCTCGGACAACTCCGGTGCCCGGACGCTGACGATCTGGGTCGGGACCGAGGCGCAGTACACCGCGATCGGCACAAAAGACTCGAACACTATCTATCTCAGGACTGCATAGGAGGTCGCCGTGGCAGGTATGTCACTTGCCACGACGGCTTTCGCGAAAGCCGCGATCGGCTCGACCGAGATCCAGAAGATCAGCATCGGGACCACCGAGATCTGGTCCGCGGCTCCTCCGCCGACCGTCGACTTCGACGCGGTGTCGTCGTTCTCGAACGCGCTAGGCGACTTGTCGTACTCGTTCTCTGCTACGGCAGGGGCTCGGGTATTTGTCGCGGTCCACCTCCTCGGCAACAACACCGTCGCCAGCGTCACCTACGGCGGCAACGCGATGACTCTGGTGACAGGTGCCGAGCAGACCATGAACAACTCGGCGTCGAGCGGTTACCTCCGGGTCCACACCCTAGCGAGCGCCCCGGGCGGGTCGCAGACCGTGGAGGTCGACAGAAACGGCGCCAACTGGGCGGCCTCGTTCGCGATCTCGTATCTGAACGTCGCAAGCGTAGGCACCGTATCGACCGCTGCGGGCACCGGTACAAGCCCTTCGCACTCGATCTCCGCACCCCCGGCCAACGGCCGCGTGTTCCAGGCATTCGACTGGTCTTCGGGCAACGTGTCCCTGACCCCGTCGGGCGGCTCCGGGCGACTGAACGACCGCGGTACCGCGGGCGGCATGGCTGCTCGGGACTCCTCCGACGCGTACTCGTTCACCGGCACGATCTCGTCGACCGGCTCCCCTTGGGCGAGCATCGCTATCCCGATGACCCCGGTCACCTGACGAAAGGGCCGGTATGACGACTGTTACCGCTACCGTCCACGACATCTCCGGACGCCCGGACGATTCGCACTGGACTTTCTCCAGCGACCTGCGCGAGCAGGACGGCGTGATCATCACGCCCCGCGTCGTGCGCGTGAAGCCGTTCAACGGAGAGCTCGCGCTGACTTTACCGCCCGGACCTGTCCGGGTGACGCACCACCAGGACCGCTGGTTGATCGACGTCCCAGAAGAGGACTCCGACCTGTGGGACCTGATCGAAGCCGCTACCGACTAAGGACTTCATGAACCGCCTTATCACCATGTTCGCCGCTGCTCTTGTGAAGGCGGTCTTCGACTACCTCCGGGCTCACCCCGAGTTCTTGAACCAGGTGATCGACCGGGCTACCGCGAAGATGCCCGACCTCGCTGACCTCGATGACAAGATCCTGGCGAAGATCCCGGATCTGTCCCGGCTGGACGACAAGATCATCGGGCTGTTCCCCGACTTGTCTCGGCTCCCCGAGCAGCTGATCAACGCCATCAACCCGTTCAAGCGCTGATGCCGAGGGTCGTCTACGGGCTGACCCACTCGTCCAACGGGTGGCCGATGCTCAACTCCGATGAGTGCGAGTGGACGAAGATCCCCGGAACGAGCGTCACGCTGCAGATCGCCAAGGGCCGGCCCCTCGCGATCCTGCGCGCGTTCGCCGCCGACTTCCACGCGTACGTCGAGCCGCTGCGCGACGCGGACTCCGCGTGCTGGACGCCGACCAACTCGGTCCCGTCGTCCAACCACCTGAGCGGCACCGCGATGGACCTGAACTGGAACACCCACCCGTTCCAGGTCCCGGACGCAGGCTTCGACGCCGCGAAGAAAGCGCGGGTCAAAGAGCTACTCGACTTCTACGAGGGCATGGTGTTCTGGGGCAACGACTGGTCGTCGCCCAAGGATGCGATGCACTTCCAGCTCGCCAGCCTCCGCAACGGCGGAACCTTCGATACCTACGGCAACCCGAAGACAGCCGACTTCATCGCGCGCAAGATCCGCGCTGACGGCTACTCGACTTTCCGGAGGGGTAGCGCCCCGGCGTCCGCGGCCCCCATCCTGGCGGCGGCCACCGGCCTGAGCGAAGCTCGCGCGGCGGAGATCCTGCCCGCGGTTCGCTCGGGCCTCCGGGAATCCGAGTGCACGAACGTCAACCGCATCGCGATGTGGCTGGCTCAGATCGGGCATGAGTCCGGGTCGTTCCAGTACACCGAGGAGATCGCCAAGAACGGGCGGTACGCGCCGTACATCGGCCGGACGTGGATTCAGATCACCTGGGACTACAACTACCGGTCGTTCTCGCAGTGGGCGTACGCGTTCGGGATGGTTCCGACTCCGGACTACTTCGTCGTGAACTACCGCGAGCTCGCTGATCTGAAGTGGGCGGGCATCGGCCCTGCCTGGTACTGGACGGTCGCCCGCCCGGACATCAACGAGCTGTCCGATCGCCGCGACCTGAACACGGTCACCCGCCGGATCAACGGCGGCACCAACGGCCTCGCGGATCGACAAGCCCGCTACAACCGCGCGCTCGCCCAGGGCGATGCGCTGCTGCAACTACTTCACGAAGAGGACGACTTCTTGTCTGCTCTAACCGACGCTGAACAGCGTGAGTTGCTGGACCTGGCTCGCCAGCAGGCCAAGTACAAGCGCAAGTCCCGCTCGCCGCTGCACTGGCCGCACGAGGGCGAGGTCGACACGATCGCCGGCCTGTCCTGGTCGACGGACGCGAACGTCCATATCCAGCTGGTCGAGAAGCTCGCTGTGATCTACGGCGACCCGGTCTCGATCGCGCTGCTGTACGCGGTGTCGAACTCCGACGATCCGACGAACAACCCCGAGCTGGCGAAGCGCATCTTGAAGCGCGTCAAGCCCGAGGACATCACCGCTGCTCAGGTCCAGATCCAGAAGTGGCTGGCTGCCGAGCAGAAGTTCCATGCCGCTTAAGCTAGGCGACCGGAACCCCACGGTGCGCCGCTGGCGCGAGGTGATGGCGGCCCGGTTCGCCGGGTATGCGCGAGTCCACGGCCCGCTGCCCACGGACACCGACGAGTTCGGCCCGCGGGCTGAGGCGTGGCAGACCGAGTACGAGTCCCGGACGTTCCAGCCGCTCGACGGGATCGTCTCTGACGACGATCTGCGCGCGCTGGGGATTCCGGCTCCCGAGGACACCCGTCCGGTGCTGCTGACCGTCTCCGGGACCGGTGTCCCGTGGTGGATCGGTCCTGACGCCGACGTCGCCCGCCGTCTCGGCGATGTGTACCTGTGGCGTCCGGTGGGACCTCCGTACACCGCGCAGGCGTTCCCGATGGGGCCGTCCGTGGCGAACGGGGTCACCGAGGCTACCCGCATCCTGGAGGAAGAGCGCCAGCGCATCGAGCGCTACGGGCTGTCGATGATCGGCTACTCGCAAGGTGCGATCGTCACCTCCGAGCTGTGGGAGTACCACATCAAGCCGGTGACCGGCCGACTGCACTGGGCCATGCCGCATATCCGAGGCGCCGCGACGTTCGGCAACCCGATGCGCGAGACCGGCAAGGTGTGGCCTGACCCGGGTGGCCAGCTGCCCTCCGCGAAGTCGCACGGTATCGCTGACCAGCTGATGGCCGACACCCCGGACTGGTGGAGGAACTACGCCCACAAAGGCGACCTGTACACCGACTGCGAGGGCGACTCGGGCGAGATGAAGACCGCGATCTACAAGGTCGTGATGATGTCCCGGGTGTTCTCTGGTCCGGATTCGATCCTGCGCCAGCTTCTGGAGATCGGGGTTAACCCGACGTTCGAGCTGATCGCGCTGATCCGCGCGGTGCTGGACGCTGGTCTGTTCTTCGTGCGAGGTACGACTCCGCACGTGAACTACAACATCGACCCTGCGACGGACTTTCTGCGCTCTGTGACTTGATACGTAACGAGGAGGTGGAGTGGCGGTTCACTACCCGGAGTCGCTACTCCCCGCCCCGTCGCATATCCAGGGGCCGACCTGGCGGCAGTACGAAGACGGCTCATGGTTCCTGCCCGAGAAGACTCTCGGCTGGCAGATCATCAGCTGGCTGTTCGAGTACGTCAACGCACCGGACGGTTCCGGGCCTTTCATCCCCACGATGGAGCAGGCACGGTTCCTGGCCTGGTGGTACGCCGTCGACGAGAACGGTAAGTACGTCTACCGCGAGGGCACCTTCCGCCGCATGAAGGGCCACGGTAAGGACCCGCTGGTAGCAGCGATGTCGCTCGCGGAGCTCTGCGGCCCCGTGGCCTTCTCGCACTTCGACGAGGCGGGCAACCCGGTCGGCCGCGTTCGGCACGCGGCGTGGGTCACGATCGCCGCGGTCTCCCAGGACCAGACGAAAAACACGTTCTCGCTGTTCCCGATCATGGTCTCGAAGAAGCTGAAGGCCGAGTACGGCTTGTCCGTCAACCGCTTCATCATCTACTCCGAGATCGGCGGGCGGCTCGAAGCCGCGACCGCGTCCCCCGCGTCGATGGAAGGTAACCGCCCGACGTTCGTCATCCAGAACGAGACGCAGTGGTGGGGCGTAGGCCCCGGCGGCGAGGTCAACGACGGCCACCAGATGGCCGAGGTCATCGAAGGCAACATGACCAAGGTCGACGGCGCCCGCACCTTGTCGATCTGCAACGCTCACCGGCCCGGCGACGACACCGTCGCGGAGATGGCCTACCTGAACTGGCTGGACATCCTGGCAGGCGACGCTATCGACACCGGTGTCCTCTACGACGCCCTGGAAGCCCCGGCTGACACGCCGGTCTCCGAGATCCCGTTCCCGTCCGACGACCCCGAGGGGTACGAGGCCGGGGTCGCCCAGCTCATGAAGGGCCTGGAGATCGCCCGCGGCGACTCGATCTGGCTCCCGCTCGACGACATCCTGATGTCGGTCCTGACGGCGAAGAACGACGTCATCGAGTCCCGACGGAAGTTCCTCAACCAGGTCAACGCCACCGAGGAATCGTGGATCGCGCCGTCTGAGTGGGATCGAAACCACGACATCAACCTGCCTCCTCTGAGGAAGGGCGAGCGGATCACGCTCGGGTTCGACGGCTCGCTGTCCAACGACCACACCGCGCTCACCGCGTGCCGGGTCGAGGACGGGGCGCTGTTCCTGGTGAAGGTCTGGGTGCCTGAGAAGTACGAGGGCCACAAGGTCCCGCGCCAGGACGTGGACGCGTACGTCCGGTCGATGTTCGAGAAGTACGACGTCGTCGGTATGCGAGCGGACGTCAAGGAGTTCGAGCAGTCGGTCGACGCCTGGGGTCAGGACTTCCGGCGAAAGCTGAAGATCAACGCCTCCCCCGGTAACCCGGTCGCCTTCGACATGCGCGGCCAGCAAAAGCGATTCGCGCTGGACTGCGAGCGGTTCCGCGACGCTGTTCTGGCGGGCGAGGTCAAACACGACAACAACCCGGTGCTCAAAGCGCACATCACCAACGCGCACCAGCACCCGACGATATACGACGCAATCAGCATCAGGAAACCTGGCAAAGAATCCAAGCGCAAGATCGACGCCGCAGTGACGGCCGTCCTGGCTTGGGGCTCGCGCCAAGACTTCCTGCTCAGCAAGAGCAACACAGGAAAGGGGGCGGGTCTGCTGCGATGACGACTTACCACGAGCACGTCGAACGGCTGCAAGGGCTCCTCGCACGGGACCTGCCGAACCTGCTGGAAGCCGAGGCCTACCGCAACGGGACGCGCCGGCTGAAGACGATCGGGATCGGCGCTCCACCGGAGCTGTCTTACCTGGACGTCCAACCGGGCTGGGTCGCCACCTACCTCCGCACCCTGTCCGATCGCTTGGACATCGAGGGCTTCCGTATCTCGGAGGATTCCGAGGGGCTCGAAGAGCTCTGGAACTGGTGGCAGGCGAACGACCTGGACGAAGAGTCGGTCCTCGGACACGACGACTCGCTGACGTTCGGCCGCGCGTACATCACGGTCAGCCACCCGGACGTCGAGTCCGGAGACCCCGCGGGTATCCCGCTGATCCGGGTCGAGTCTCCGCTGTATATGTACGCCGAGCTGGACCCGCGCAACACCCGCCGGGTCACCCGGGCTGTCCGGCTCTACACGACGCGCGACGACGTCGCGGTCCCGGATCGAGCCACGCTGTACCTGCCTGACGAGACTGTCCCGCTCCGCCGCAACGGCGGGCTTAACGATCAGTGGGTCGTCGACGGGGACGTCATCAAGCACGGGCTCGGTGTGGTCCCGGTCGTGCCGCTGACCAACGACCCGCGCCTCGGTAACCGCTACGGCCGCTCGGAGATCTCTCCGGAGCTGCGCAAGGTAACCGACGCCGCGTCTCGCACGCTGATGAACCTGCAGTCGGCGTCCCAGATCCTGGGCACCCCGCTCCGCGTCATCTCCGGTGTCACCACCGACGAGCTGACCAACGACGGCGAGAACACGACGCTCGACATCTACTACGGACGCATCCTGACGCTCGCTTCTGAGGCCGCCAAGATCTCCGAGTTCAAGGCTGCCGAGCTGCGGAACTTCGCCGAGGAGATGGAGGTCTTCCGCAAAGAGGCCGCGTCTATCACCGGCTTGCCGCCGCAGTACCTGTCGTCCTCGTCGGAGAACCCCGCCTCGGCTGAGGCCATCATCGCTACCGACTCCCGGATCGTGAAGATGGCCGAGCGTAAAGGCCGGATCTTCGGCGGTGCCTGGGAGCGCGCGATGCGGATCGCGATGCAGATCATGGGCCGCGAGGTCACCGAGGAGTACACCCGGCTGGAGACAGTCTGGCGCGATCCGTCGACCCCGACGGTCGCCGCTAAGGCTGACGCTGTGTCGAAGCTGTACGCCAACGGCCAGGGTCCGATCCCGAAGGAGCAGGCTCGCATCGACCTCGGCTACACCGCTACTCAGCGCGAGCAGATGCGCGACTGGGACAAGCAGGAGACCGAGGACATGATCGACACCTTGTACTCCACGACGAAAGCCCAGGCTGACGCCACGCCGAAGCCGACGGTCACCGAGACCAAGACGGAGACGCAGACGTCGCCTTCCGGATTTAACCGGACCAAGACCCGGTGAGCCCGGAGGAGTACGCCGCCGCGCAGCTCCTCATCTCCGCCGCAGTAGTCCGGCACGTCAGGAACGTGGCCGGGTTCTTCGCTCAGCCCGCGCTGACGATGTTCGACTGGCTGCGCTTGCTGGACCTGTTGTTCCCCGAGATCCAGCGACGACGCACCGAGGCGTCGGTGCTCGCTCGCAGGTTCTACGACTCGCAGCGGGCGCAGCACCACCCGGACCTCCCTCGTAATGATCGGCCCCTGGAGGGGACGACGTTCGAGAAGTTCGTCGAGAACATGGACCCGGCTCGTGAGCGGATGCAGCAGGCGGACACCCGCGGGGACGCGCTGACGCACCTGACGCTCCGCGCGGTGCGCGAGGTGGAGAACGCAGGCCGTCAGCAGATCATCCACGCCGTCGAGAACGACCCGGAACCCCGCGTCTTGCGGGGCTGGGCTCGCGTCGCGACCGGCAGGGAGACCTGCGCGTGGTGCCTGATGCTGATCAGCCGCGGACCTACGTACGTCCGGGCCGAGACCGCCGGTCTCGACCTTGATACGGAACACGCTCTGGAGCTGTTCAAGAACAAAGACCAGGAGACCTACTTCGCCGACATCGGCGGAGAGATCAAGCAGTGGCACACCGGGTGTGACTGCAAGGTGATCCCCGTCTTCCGTAACGAGGACTGGTTCGGCAAAGAAGCTGCCGATCGCGCCCTCGACCTGTGGGGAGACGCCACCAAGGAAGCCATCGACCTTGAGGACAAAGGCCTTGTCCACAAGAGCGGTAAGAAAAAGGGCCAGCCCTTTACTCGTAACGAGCTGGCTATCAACGCCCTTCGCCGTCGCCTGGAGCGCGGCGAGATCTCAGCACAGCAGTACGCAGCACTCGCTGCTTAGCCCGCCAACCCGACCGACCTGCCAGGAGCAGGAGTCACCCACGCCCAGGAGGCACAGATGACCGAACCCACCGACACCCCCTCGACGCCCGAACCCGTAGCTCCCGCTGCCCCGGCTCCGGCGGCCCCCGCTCCCAAGAGCGAGGACCTGCCCGACTGGGCTCGCGAGAAGCTCTCGAAGGCGAACACCGAGGCCGCGAACTACCGAGTTCAGCTCCGCACCGTGGAGACCGAGCGCGACAGTCTCGCGGAGAAGCTCGCAGCTCTCGAAGCCCAGGCAGCCCAGGCGGCTACCTCCGCGTCCGAGAAGCAGCACGACTTCGACCGTCTGGTGACCGCGGTCCAGGCTCTCACCCCCGATCCCACGCCGCTGTTCACGTTCGCGAACACGCTGCAGGGCGATTCGGAGGAGGCGCTCAAGACGCACGCCGAGAGCCTCAAGACCCTGTTCGGCCTGAAGAACGGCCCCGTGGCCGCTGTCGACCGCTCGCAAGGCCTCGGCACAGAAGCCCCGAGCAACGACCCTGCGGTGGCCTTCACCGCGCTCATGAAGTCCCAACTCCAGAAGTAAGGAGCCCCTGTGGCAACCCTGAACGAACTGATCCCGAACTCCGCGGGCAGCAACCACCAGGGCCGTCTGGCCCACGTCCCCTCCGACCTGCTCCCCAAGGAGATCGTCGGTCCCATCTTCGACAAGGCCCAGGAGAGCTCGCTCGTCCTGCGCATGGGTGAGCAGATTCCGATCTCGTACGGCGAGACGGTCATCCCCACGACCGTGAAGCGCCCCGAGGTGGGCCAGGTCGGCGTCGGTACGTCGAACGAGCAGCGAGAAGGCGGCCTGAAGCCGCTGTCCGGCACCGCGTGGGACACCCGCTCGGTTTCGCCGATCAAGCTGGCGACCATCGTCACCGTGTCGGAAGAGTTCGCGCGCATGAACCCGTCCGGCCTGTACACCAAGCTGCAGGGCGACCTGGCTTACGCCATCGGCCGCGGTATCGACCTCGCTGTGTTCCACGGCAAGTCTCCGCTGACCGGCTCGTCGCTCCAGGGCATCGACTCCGACAACGTGATCGCCAACACGACCAACGTTGACTACCTGCAGGAAGCGGGCGACCCGTTGCTGGACCGCCTGCTCGATGGCTACGACCTGGTCTCGGCCAACACCGATGTGGAGTTCAACGGCTGGGCCGTTGACCCGCGCTTCCGCGCTCACCTGCTCCGCTCTCAGGCTTACCGCGACGCCAACGGCAACGTGGACCCGAGCCGCATCAACCTGGCCGCTCAGACCGGTGACGTCCTGGGTCTCCCGGCTCAGTTCGGCCGCGCTGTCGGTGGCGACCTGGGCGCTGCGTCCGACACCAAGACCCGCATCATCGGCGGTGACTACTCGCAGCTGAAGTTCGGCTTCGCTGACGAGATCCGCATCAAGATGACGGACACCGCCACCCTGACCGACGGTTCCGCGACGGTGTCGATGTGGCAGACCAACCAGATCGCGATCCTGATCGAGGTCACCTTCGGCTGGCTGCTCGGTGACAAGCAGGCGTTCGTCAAGTTCGTGGACGACACCGACCCCAACTGATTCTGTCCCGACCTTGATACGTAACGGCGGGGCTCTCCCCGGAGGGTCCCGCCGTCGTGTCGCTACCTGGAGGTTTTCATGACCCACCCCTACAACGGTGCGGTGGTCCGCGGATGGCTCGGCTCGCTCAGCGACTCCGAGATCGTGGCCAAGCTCACCGACCTGACCGGGTTCGCCCCGGCTGCTATGGACGAGGACTACGAGCCGGCTGCTGCTCCTGCCGCCGTCGCTGCTGACGACACCGTCCAAGAGGCTATCGCCAAGCTGGAGAAGCGCCTCGCTGATCTCGAGTCCACTGTCGAGGGCATGGCCTGATGGCATACGCCGAGCCCAGCGACGTGGTCGCGCGGCTCGGGCGGCCGCTGACCGATGACGAAGAGACCCAGGTCGAGACGTTCCTAGAGGACGCCGAGATCGAGATCCGTTCTCGTATCCCTGACCTGGACGACAAAGCCGAGGACGAGGACTACCTCAAGCGGGTTATCAAGGTCGAGGCCTCCACGGTCACGCGCCTGATCCGCAACCCCGACGGCTACATCGGTGAGACCGACGGCAACTACTCGTACCAGCTCAACTGGCGGCTGAACACCGGGGCGATCGAGATCACCGACAAAGAGTGGGCTCAGCTCGGGCTCTCCAAGAACGTCGGCGTGCTCAACGTCCGTCCGAAGACTCCGCTGGAGCGCTCGGGTGAATACCCGGCGTTCGGCTCGGTCGAGTGGCAGGTGTTCCAGCAGAGCTCCCCGCTGTACTGGGGCTACTGATGAGCGGGCTACTGGACGACGGGGCTAACTACGAGCCCGTAACGGTGTACCCCGAGGTGACTCGGAAGGACCGGCTGGGCAACACCCTGGTCGGCCCTTCTGCCACCGGCGTCGAGACAGTCGCTCGCTTCCAGATCCAGAACCAGTCGGGCACGGCTTCCCGCCGGGCGGAGATGGACGACATAGGCGACATGACCGAGCAGGTCTACACGATGCGGCTCCCCCGGTCGTTCACGACCGAGTTGAAGTCCGGGTCCGAGGTTGTGTGGCGCGGTGAGCGCTGGGGTGTGTACGGCGACCCTCGTCGTTACAACGGCTCTCGCCGCACCGCCCGCCTCGAATACGTGGTTCGGAGGTTCTGATGCCTTTGTACTACGGGCGATCCGGTCTGAACAAAGTCGTGTCGCACCTGCCCGGTGTGGTCCACGAGATGCGCTCCGAAGCTGACGAGGTCGCTGACCGGGCGAAGGCCAACCTGGCTGCCGCTCGCGCGAGCACGCAGTGGGAGAAGATCCACGGCCCGGACCATCTGACGAAGATCACTCGGACCAACGGTTCGGTGGATGCCTACGTCAACATGGAGGCCCCTAGCCCCGAGTCGATCGAGTACGGCCACTACCCGTCCGGTGTCTTCGACCCGGAGAAGTACGGCCGCGTCACGAAGGCTCCGCAGGGGCTGTACATCCTCACCGGTGCCGCCGGGTTCGGCGGCCAGACCGCTATCTCTACCGGCGCTAAGCGCGGGAAGAGGGGGTAGCGCATGGCTGGCAAGCTTCCGATCGTCGGTGAGGTCGTACTCCCGATTCTCCGCGGCCACGAGGACCTGTCCAATCCGATCAGCTCTGTCCCGTCTCTGGCGGGTGTGCATGTCGGGACGTGGGTCGAGGACATCGACTCCCGCACGTTCCCGCTGATCACCGTCCGTCGCGTAGGCGGTACCCGCAGCCCCGAGCACCCGACGCTGTTCACGCAGCCGGTGGTCGAGATGACCGCTTACTCAGCGGCTGACCTGCCCACTACCGAGCAGATGTACGAGGACGCCCTAGACGTCTTGTACCGCGCTGCACGTCTCCAAACCAAAACGCCAGCCGGCTATCTGCACTCGGTGACCGAGACCTTGGGCGCGTCCCACGGCCCGTCACCGTTTGACCGGACCTGGCGCGTCTTCGGCCTGATCCGACTCGGCATCCGGCCCCCTAAGAACTAAGGAACCAAATGGCACTGAAAGATGATGCCGTCCTCATTGCCGCGCGGGGGTACGTGTACACCGCTGCGGTCGGCACGGCGGCACCTACCCCTGCTCAGCTCAAGCTGATCGACCTGGAGCACCCCGAGGCGTGGGACCGCGCCGGCTGGGAGCTCGTCGGACACACCTCCGAGGATGATCTGCCCGAGTTCGGCTTCGACGGCGGTGACTCCGAGGTCCGCGGCTCGTGGCAGAAGAAGAAGCTGCGCGAGGTCGAGACCGAAGAGATCGCGGACTACGTGGTCATCAACCTGACCCAGTTCGACGAGTCGGCTCTGGAGCTGTACTTCGGCCCGAACCAGTCGGCTACCCCAGGCATCTTCGGCGTGAAGTCCGGCTCGGTCGTGAACGAGCGTGCGCTGCTGATCGTGATCGTCGACAACGACGTTCGCCTCGGCTTCCACGCCCGTAAGGCTTCGCTGAAGCGCGAGGACGCGATCTCGCTGGCGACCGACGAGTTCGGCGCTCTGCCGGTGCGCGCGACCTTCCTCGACTATCAGTCATACAACCTGTACGAGTGGATCGAAGAGGACTGGTTCAACGCTGCTGACGCGCCGGTCGTGTACCTGCTCGATCTGGGCGGCGCTACCGGTGGTGACTACACCCTGTTGGTCGGCGGTAAGGCCACGGCTTCTATCGCTTACAACGACAACGCTTCCGCGATCAAGTCCGCGATCGGTGCCGTCGATGACGGTGTCGCCGAGTCTGCGTGGACGGTCACGGCCGATGGCGCGGACTTCGAGATCTCGGGTCCGCTGGCTGTTGCGCTGGGCGTTGACAGCACCACGGGCGGCTCCGGCGTAACCGTCGACGTCGCCTGATTCGAACTTGACACGTAACCCGTGTCAAACGGGGAGCCGCCTGCACACCTTGGCGGGCCTTGGGCGGCTCCCCACCTCCCGCTTTACCTAGCCCGCCACCAATCGAAAGGCCTGCCACCTATGAGCAAGATTCTGACCCTCGACACCATCCGAGAAGAGGCCGACCGCGAGTACGGGGCACCAGTTCAGGTGCAGATCTCCAAGGACACAACCGTGTCCCTCAAGAACGTGATGCGCCTCCGCAAAGACACGCGCAAAGACATCCTTACGCAGCTCGAAGCCATCCGGACGATCAACAACAAAGCCGACGGCGACAAGACCGAGGCTGACGCCGAGAAGCTCACTGACGCAGTCTTCAAGATCCTCGAACTGGCTGCGGGACGCGACTCCGAGACTCTGATGGACGCCGTCGACGAGGACGTCGCCCTCGCCACCAAGATCCTCAACCACTGGCTGGAGGAGACGCAAGCGGGGGAAGCCTCCAGCTCGGAGGACTGATCGACGACTACGGCGACGCCCTGTACGCGGACTTCCGGTCTGAGTACCAGATGAACCTCGCGGATCTGTTCGATCCCGCCTCCCGGCTCGGGCCTATCCAGGTCCTGGCGCTTATCAAAGAGCTGCCCCGGGAGGGCAGGTTCTGGTCCGAGAAACAGGGCGGGCCTCAGTTCCGCGGTTGGACCGATCAGACATACACCACCGCGGCGCTGGTCAACGAAATCCGAGCACTCAAGTTCATGTACCTACTGGCGAACACGTCGAAGGATAAGCGTCGCAGGCTGACCCCGCCCGAACCGTTCCCGGTTCCCCGCGTGAAGCCGCACAAGGCGAAGAAGTACAAACCCGGCTCGTTCGGAGCCGTCGCGGCCATGCGTATGGCTGCTTCCCGCAATCGGAAGGCCCAGGCAACGGGCAGATAGTGAGGTAGCTCGTGGCTGCAGGGAAAGAGGTCGGCCGCCTAAGTATCAAGGTGACCCCTGACCTCGACGGCTTCTACCGAGAACTGAAGGCCGCGGTCGAATCCGCCGAGAAGATGAAGGTCCACATCCCGGTCGAGCCGGACATGGGGAACTTCCGGCAGGAGGTGGCGGCCAGCACAGCGGGCATGTCCACCCGCGTGAAGGTCCAGGCCGACGTGGACCGAGGGCTTCTGGACAGAGTGTCGAACTATCTGAGCGGTCTGAAAGCTCAGTCGTTCGGATCAGGAATCAACCCCACGGGGTACATGCTGATCCTGGGCGCTGCCGCAGCCTTGACGCCCCTGATCGCCGGGTCGCTGGGCGCTATCTCAGCCGCTCTTCTCACACTGCCCGGGCTGATCTCCGCAGTAGCCGTTCCTATCGGCGCACTCGCACTAGGCATCGACGGGTTCAAGCGCGCTGCCGAGAGGCTCAAGCCCGCGTTCGACGGGCTCAAAGAGTCGATGTCTGCCGCGGTCGAGAACCAGTTCGGCCCGGTGTTCGACCAGCTCGGTAAGGCTATCCCGACTCTGGCCGCGAACCTGCCCAAGGTCACTCAGGGCATGGCGGATGTTGCGAAGTCGATCGTCGACTCGGTCACTTCCGGCGAGGGCCTCGGACGTATCGAGTCTCTGATCTCGAACATCGGCGCGGCTATCTCCCGATCCGCTCCCGGCCTCACATCGTTCGTCGACGGGCTGCTGAACCTCGCTGAGAAGTTCAGCGGCAAGCTCCCTGCTATAGCCGACTGGATCAACCGCACAGGCGAGTCCTTCTCGAAGTGGGTCACGGACTTCACGACAGCAGGGCCGGACGGCGTGTCGAAGTTCGACAACGCTATGTCGGGTCTGGGTGACACGCTGCAGATGCTTGGCAGCGGACTGGTCGACATCCTAAACAAGTCCTTGGAGTTCTTCTCCGACCCGGAGAAGATCAAGTCCTTCAAAGCGGAGCTCGATGGTCTGATCGCCTCGATCTCGACGCTGGTCGACCTGATCAACAGCCTGGCTGCCGCGTTCTCGAAGGTGCCGGGGCTGTCGGACGGTGAAGCCAACGGCATCATGGACTTCGCGCCGATCCAGATTCAGGCCGCGATCGAGCTGATAAAGAAGATCCCGGCCGCCTGGGAGGGCATCAAGCTCAAGGCCGCTGAGGTGTGGAACTCGATTCCTACTATGGCCGCTACAGCCATCGCCTCGATCCGGGCGACCCTGGCTACGCTGCCCGGCCTGTTGTCGGGGATCTGGACCACGGTCACGGCCAGTGCTTCGTCAGCGTTCGCCGCCATCGGCGCGGCCGTCTCGGCAGGCGCGCGCAGCGTAGTCAACACCGCGGGCAACATCTTCCGCTCGATGGGCTCGGTCATCGCCAACGCCTTCTCGGCGGCGGTGTCTGCGGTACAAACCGCGTTCTCCCAGATGGTCTCCGCAGCCGCCTCTGGCGCGCAGCAGGTTGTGGCGGAGGTCCAAGCTCTCGGCGGGAAGATCGCCGCCGCTGCTGGTAACTTCGGCTCGATCCTGGTGGCCGCGGGTAGAGCCCTGATGGACGGCCTGCTGTCCGGTATCAAAGAGGGCCTGAATTCGGTGCTGGCCTTCGCGGGCAGCATCGCCGCCAAGATTGCCGCGGTCAAGGGTCCGCTCCCGAAGGACCGTAAAGAGCTGATCCCCGCCGGCGAGGCCCTGATGGAGGGCCTCGGTACCGGCATCGAGAACGGACTGGACCCGGTCCTGGATCGTGCCCGTGAGATCGCTAAGCAGATCTTCTCAGCGTTCAAAGAGACGTTCGGCACCGCTCCTACGTCGCTGGCGTTCAACCTCGGCAGCATGCAAGGCGACCTCAGCGGGTTGCAGACATCGCTGGAATCGACCGCTACCGCCTCTAGGGATCTGACCTCGTCCCTGACAGCGCCTACCGCAGAGCTCGCCTCCGGATCATCGCTTCTGGGCGACGACGTCAAAGGCCAGCTCGACGAGCTCAAGCAGACGTACGACGAGCTGGAGCTTCGCCGCAAAGAGCTCCAGGTCGCCAAGAACGAGGCCGGTTCCAAGGATGAGAAGGCTGCGATTCAGGACCAGATGGACCGGATCAAAGCCGAGAAGGACCGGATCGCGCTGGAGCGCGACAAGCTCAAGCTGCTGCAGCAGCAGTCCGGCGAGATGGGCGAGCAGAAGACGCTGGCCCAGTTCCTCGGTGAGCAGATCGCCTCGACCTGGCAGCAGGGTACCGACGCTGTCGCCGGGTTCGCTCGGGCGAACCTCGACCAGGCGATGGGCGACCTCGGCATCGGCGGGGGCGCGCTCACCAACGGTCTGAACGCTGCGCTCGACTGGGGCACCCAGGCGCTCGGAAACGTCATGAACATCCAGGTCAACTCGGTTGACGACGCTATCGCGGTGAAGAACAACGAAGTGAATAAGCAAGCGCTCACTTACACACGCCGCTAACTTGAAACGTAACGAGGAGTTACATGGCTTCCAGACTGCTGGACCCCGATACCCTCGTCGAACTCGAAGGTGTCAACGGTGAGTGGTTCGACCTCACCAACGGCACCGAGGGGATCTACCTCGCTACCGAGGTGACGGGTCTGCTCGACCCGCCGGTGAAGGCGACGTACGAGGAGCCAGGGAACTTCCCCGGCGCTCGGTACCTGAACCACCGCGTCCTGCGACGCGACCTCGTGTTCGGCGTCGAGATCCTCAACGACGAGAACGACGAGACCTGGCTGCGCCGGGATTCGGCGTGGCGCAAAGCGTGGTCGTTCAAGCGCGACGCGAAGCTCCACATCACCACCGGAGAGTCCGGGCACCGCTACCTGAAGGTGCGGCTGTTCGAGTCCCCGACGACTGACATGGTCACCGACCCGCGCGGTCGGGAGGTCAACATCACGAAGATGGTCGTCGTCGCGGGCGACCCGTTCTGGTACGAGGACGATGTCGTCTACCCGATCGAGGTCCAAGAGGACACGACGTTCGACCCGAACCCGTTGCCGTGGCCGTGGCCGCAGCCGGAGCTTCCGGTCGAGGACATCGAGATCACGGTCCCGAACGCGAACCCGACGGATAACATCATCTGGCCGAAGTGGACGCTGCCCGGGTCGTCGGAGAAGCCTGCTGATCCGTACATCCCGGGGCTGCCGTGGCTCGGCGCTCCGAAGTCCCCGGCCACGCTGTGGACGGTCCCGGATTACAAGCTCGACCTCGACGAGGACGAAGACCCGTCGCTCGGCACCCGGCGTATCCGGATGCCCGGGCAGATCGGTGGTCTGCGCGTCGAGGAAGTCCAGCAGATCTACATCGACGGACGCCCTACCGGCGGCACGTTCAAGATCGGGTACGGCGATGAGTGGACCGAGCCGATCGCGTACAACGCGACGCCGAACGATGTCCGCGCTGCGCTGATCGCGCTGTCGGGTATCTCCGCCAACGACGTCGAGGTGTCTCTCGGCGGGGCGACGAACGAGGTCCAGACGGTTCGCCTCAAAGGCGGCGCTCTGGGCGGCACGTTCACGCTGTCGCTGGGCTCGGAGACCACGATCGGTATCCCGTTCAACGCCTCCGACGCTGACCTTCAGGGTGCGTTGGTGGGGCTGGATTCGATCGGCTCCGCTGACGTCAGGGTGAAGTCGACGAAGATCAACGAGGTCCAGGTGGTCGAGTTGGTCGGGGAACCGACCTCGGGCTCGTTCACGCTGACGCTCGACGGGCAGACCACGGCTCCGATCGCGTACAACGCGACGCCGGCTACGGTGGCGGCCCGGATCGCGGACCTGCCGAACATCGACGGTAACTACGTCAAGGTCGAGGGTCTGAACGAGTGGTTCCACTCGCCGTACCGCATCACGTTCGGCGAAGCCCAGAGTCAGGGCGTCATCACCGACATCATCTCGGGGATCATCGATTTCATCGGCGGCTTGTTCGGCGGTAACGCCTCGGGCAAAGGCGTCGGCGGTATCGACATCGACGAGATGACCGGGGATGTCGGCACGCTCTCGGGAGGTGCTGGGCTCGATGTCCAGGTGACCACCGAGCAGGACGGCGACCGGCTGTACGTCGTGTCGTTCCAGCGTGCTGCTGGCGGTCTGAACCTGCCGCAGCTGGTGGGTGACGCCTCCGGTCTGGAGGGCGATGACCTCTCGATCGAGACCGCTACCAACGTCGACGGCGGTCGCCCGTACGTCGTCCGGTTCACCGACGACCTGCAAGGCGTTGACGTCCCGACCATGACGGTCGATACGGACGGTCTGACCGGCGGGTACGAGGTCGGCAGCCGCGTGGTGGTTCTCCGCGAGGGCTACACGTACCCGGCTGAGAACGTCGTCGTCGACTCCGACCCTCGCGAGGAGCAGGTGTCTTCGGAGTCTGGTTCCCCGATCTGGGAGCGGATGAACTCTGTCCGGTTCCTGCACTACATCCCGCCGTACACCGGCGAGGTCACGTTCAAGTTGTCCGTGTCCGGGGCTGTCCCCGGGCAGATTGCCACGCTGCGCCTTCCGCGCGCCTGGTCTCGACCCTGGGGGCTGGAATGAAATACACGCTGCGCGTTTTCGGGATTCCGGTCCTGAGCTTCGAGTCCGCGGGCACCGGGGCCGAGGAAGGCTACATCAACCTCACGGGCGGCTCGTTCGAGCTGGCTCCCGAGGAGCCCGAGTACGACGAAGAGTACTACGAGGAAGACCGTAGCGGGTTCGGCTTCGGGGTGAGCTGATGCCAGCTCCCGCCGCAGACATGACAACCCTGGCGGGTCACCAGCAGCTCTGGGACACCGTCATGAAGCGCCGCCAGAAGCGGGAAGACGAGCGGATCGCACCGCCGTTGATCCGCCTCTGGGACGGCGACTACAAGCTCCGCGGCCAGCTCGTCGGGGAGCGCAGCCACAAGTTCGAGTTCATCGAGAACGAGACCGGCACCGCGTCGATCACGATCTCGCTGGACCACTACCTCGCTAAGTGGATCGCGTCCCACAAAGGCCGCGCCCGCCGCAACGTCCACGTCTCGTTCGACAAGCAGGGTGCCCGGTGGACGGGCCGCATGGATCACTACGACATCGTCCGGACCAAAGAGGGCGACGTCTACATGGAGGTCGTGTTCAAGCACGACTACGAAGAGCTCAAGCACATCTACGTGTGGGCGAACCCGTTCCTGCGGCCCGAGTTCCAGTTCCCGAAGCTGTGGGTGATGTTCGGCCCCGCGAAGTGGGCGCTGCTGCTGACGCTGTTCGTCAACATCCTCCGCCTGGAGACCTCGCTGTGGACGCTTCCGGACAACCCTCTGGATATCTCCGAGTGGTTCCCGTTCTCGCTGAACCCCGGTAACTGGCGCAACATCGTCAAGCCGTTCCCGTTCCTCGCGGACAACTCTCCGCTGACGATCGTGTTCTCCCGGTTCAAGTCGTTCCACGACACCGCGAAGAACGTCCTGGCCGACTCGCAGCTCACCATCGTGTGCCGCCGGTACTTCCACGGCGAGGACCCGCACCCGTTCGCGGAGCTGTCCGGTGAGCTGGGCCTGCCGCTGATCGAGGGTATCGCCTCGCTGATCCCGCTGCGCCACGGCTGCCTGGTCTGGGACATCGTCGACAACTCCGGTTGGGGTTCGGAGACAGCGTTCGGCGGGTCGCTGCTGACCGGCTTGGTCCGCGCGGTGATGAACATCGCGTCGGACGGCATGACCGAGGGCATCGACATCTACACCGGGCTGCCGACCTACCCGGGCGAGTACTACACCCCGGGGTTCCTCGGGACGTACCCGAAGGCTCCGCATGTGGTGTTCATGGAGTCCCCGTACACCGGCATCGAGTCCTCGAAGTTCACGTACACCGAAGCTACGGACACGTCGTTCGTGCTCGGCGGGCAGTCGATGCCCGGTGTGAACGAGATCATCTCGGCTGGCATCAACATGGGCGGCGACTTCCTGACGTCGCTGATCAACTCCCAGCTAGCCACGCTCGGCGCGTTCGGCGGTGCGATCGACCTCCCGCCGCTGGGCGGCATCATGGACGCGGTCGCCCGTCCGCTGTACGAGAACGTGGTCCTCGCGTTCATGGAGATTCCCACGCTCCGCGCAGCAGGCCTGAGCCTGCCGATCGCTGGCCTGGAGGACATCGTCACCGGGCTCGGGGATTTCCACTATAACGAGGGCTGGGTCGACGGCGCTGACAAAGCGTTCACGATCTCCGCGATCATGGCGGCCCGCGCTAAGCAGTGGGCTACCCGGGCGAAGCACTCGCACGAGATCCAGGTGTCCGACGCTGCCCCGTACATCATCGGTGAGCGGGGTCACGGGCATTTCTGGCTCGGTGACCGGGTCGGTACCACGGTCCTCGGCTACCCCGATCCGTACACGATTTTCGTGGAGCGGGTCACCAAGCTCACCTACGAGTGGACGTCCGACGGCCCGAAGGGCTGGACCATCACGATCGGTTACAAAGAGCCCGAGGACCCGATCCTCAAGGCGTTCGAACTGATCCAGTACATCAACTCCAACCTCGGACAGCTCGGCATTCTGTAGCGGCCGAGCTTGATACGTAACGAAGAGAGCCCGCCACATGCACAAACCCTTGACCCAAGAACACGCCGACCCGGACAAGCCGGAGGAAGCCCTCGCCTGGGCTTTCTGGGGACTCCCCCACCCGTCCGGGGGCCACTCGCTGTCTAACCCGGTGATGGCCAAGTACTGGTCTAAGCACTTCACGGAGCTCGGGATTGTGCATGTGGACTCTTTGCGCCGGCTCGCTGACGAGAACGGCAACATCCACGTCAGCAAGCTGCCTCAGCAGACCAAGAAGTTCCAGGCTCCCGCCCGCGGGCCGCGGAGCCACTACAACCCCGCTGCGCAGTGGGTTCCCTCGGATACCCCGGAGCCTCCGAAGTTCCGTGTCCAAGATCCTCGGACGCTCACCCAGCAAGAGCAGCAAGCCCAGCTCGACATCTACAAGCAAATGGGCCTGATTCCTACCGCACCACTGCCGCAGCATCAGGCTGCGGTCGAATGAGAGGCCCGCTTATGCCAGACCTGGAAGACACCCAGCCGTTGCACGTGTCTGACCTGCCTACCGAAGAGATGGACCTCTCCGAGCTGGACACAGGCGGCTTCGAGATCCCGCACCTGGGCTGGGACTTGGACAAAGACGGTGACATCGAAGGTATCGAGGAGTACGTCCCCGAGCCTGCGGTGCTGCGCGGCGCTGTGGCCGCGGGCCTGGGCTTCGCCGGGTTCGTCCTCGGTAAGACGTTCGACGTCTCGTGGATCGACCAGGCGGTCGCTATCTACGCGGTGGCTGCACCGTTCGTCCTCGGATTCGTGATCCGCCGCCACGTCACCCCCACGAAACGGTGACCGAGGTCCTGGATTGGTTGGCGGTGGCTAGCGGTCCTGCGGGCATCGCGATCGGTATCTACGGCGAGAAGTGGCGCTCCCGGCGACGGGAGCCTGCCGAGATCGAGAAGACCGAGGCGGAGGCCTCGCAGATCTTCGTCGAGACCGCGGTGACTCTGATCGCCCCGCTCAAAGCGGAGATCGCGGACCTGACCGTGCGCGTCAACCAGCTCGAAGAAGAGAACTACACGACCAAGACCCGGCTGCAGCTGTCGATCGATTACATCCGCGTCCTGCAGACGTGGATCAGCAAGCACATCCCGGGACGGAAGCCTCCGGCTCCCCCGGCCGAACTGCTGCTCTGAACTTGATATGTAACGGAGGTCTTAGTGGCTGACGACCAGTGGGTACCTGACGTTCCAGACGGTGCGTTCGTCATCGGCGGCGGTGACTACCGCTACGGCCAGGACATGACCGAGGACATCGCCCGGTCGCTGTTCCAGGTCCCGGACTTCAACCCGGCCAACGCGCTGCTGGTGCTGCCGCAGCTGCTGCTGCGCCTGCCGCTGGAAGCGCTGCAGAAGTTCAAAGACTTCATCCCGAACGTGCTGGAAGGCGCGTTCAACACCGTAGCCGGCGCGGTCGACGCCATCATGGGCGCGATCCGCGAGACGCCGCGGGTGCTGGAGCAGATCCTCTCGTACCTGCCGCAAGAGCTGCGCGACGAACTGGAGCACGCCGCGGCGCGTATCGGCGCGGTGATCGACGCGATCGTTCAGGCGCTCACCGGCACCTTGAACATCGGCCACACGATCGAAGACCTGATCTTCTCGCTGACCAACATCCGGCCCGGTGCGGTCGGCGGTGTTCTCGGTGGCGGGTCGATCGAAGAGACCATCAAGCGCATCGTCGATGCGATCGTCTCGGGCATCGTCGGGGTCACCGGCATCGGTGCGGGGATCTCGGATCTCCAGTCGCTGATCGAGCAGATCTCCTCGGCGGCTGCCCGCGGCGGGTTCGCCTGGGACATCCTCGGTATCCAGAACAACAAGAAGCCGAAGTCCGGGCTGTACAAGTCCGAGCGCGGCAACTTCGACCTGGACACCCTGAACTCCACGGTCTCGGTCGCCCCCGGCACCTCGATCATCGCGTTCGATGTCATCGAGCAGTCGATGCCTATCGGCCTGATCACCTGGATCGGCTGGGGCACCTCGGGCATCACCGAGTTCTACATCAACGTCTACCGCTGCGTCGACGACCGCTCCGCCCCGGAGCTGGGCGAGCTGATCCACCAGTCCGAGAACATAGCGGGTCTGCTGGCGGGCTCCGCGTCCCCCGGCGCGAACATGGCTTACGAACTCACTACCCCGATCGCGGCTGTAGCCGGCGACCTGCTGGCGTACGAGTTCATCGCCGTCGGCGGCACGCACACGATGCGCGGACGGGACTTCAACCTCCCGGACAACGACGGCGCTCCGATCGGCAACGTCGGGGCCACCCGATCGCTGTCGACGCCTTCTCTTCCCCCGGCCACCCTGGACAAAGCCGACGTCACCTGGACCGACAACGTCCCCCGCGTCGGTATCGCGGTGGACGCCGGCACCGGCTCGGATCACCACGACCCGCAGGTCGAGTTCTTCGAGAAGCCTGTAGCTATCCCGGTCCCGGCGTGGTGCGACCGCATCGACGCGATCGTCACCGGTAAGGGCGGCGAGGGTGCCGACGGGTTCCTCGGGTTCTACGGCAACCCCGGTCAGCCCGGCGGCGTCAACACCGTCACCTGGACCCGTGGTGAGCACTTCTCCGGCACCACCACGATCTTGGAGTGGGACGGCGCTGAGCTGTCGATCCCCGGGTTCGAGGTGTCCGCTGCCAACGGCTCTAACGGCTCCGGTCAGCGCCCTGTGGCGCTCGGCAAGCCGGTCGGTAAGGGCATCGAGGAAGTCGAATACAACGGCCTGAAGCTGGCCGCTGGCGGCGATCAGCACGCGTACGGCGGCGCTGGTACCAAGCCTGGAGGCGGCGGTAACGGCGGTCACTGGCTAGGTATCTACACCCAAGGCGGCCCCGGTGGACCCGCGTGCGCGGCTGTCCAGTTCCGCAAGGGCGCTCTGCCCGGCGAGGTCGTGGGCGACGGCGAAGGCGACGTGACGCCTCCGAACGTCTCTGCGCGGCACGTCGACGTGTCTGCGACGTCCACCTCGATCACTATCACACCCTCGGGAGCTGTCGACGATGCCTAGCGGACTTCGCGGTTACAACGTCTACCGCAACGGCGTACGCCAGAACACATCCCCGGTTACGGAGCTCGGGTCGGTGACTATCACCGGCCTGACTCCGGGCACCGACTACTCCGAGCAGATCACGGTCACCGCTATCGACATGGCGGGTAACGAGTCGCTGCCCAAGACGTTGGCTGAGCTGGAGGCGGAGGCCGCTACCGATGAGCTGTCTCCCGCCGATCCGCTGGACCCGGATCTGCGCGCGCAGATCGACGGGCTGGCGGCGGCGAAGATCAAGCCAACGTCAGGCAAGGTAGCCGACGGGGCGATCATCGGGATCGAGACCCCGACCGGGTCGTACTACAGAGCGTATGGCGGGGACCGCACCTCGAACTCTCCGCTGACGCTGGAGAAGAACTTCCGGTACGGCTCGTGCTCGAAGATGTTCACTCACACCCTGATCCTCAAAGCGATCGACGACGGGCTACTGGACTGGGACGACACGATCAGCGAGTTCGTCACCGGCGTCCCGAACGGGGACCAGATCACGATCCGGCAGCTGCTGCTGTTCCAGGACGGGCTCAAAGACTGGATGACAGACCCCGCGGTCCAGCAGACGTACTTCCTCAGCCCGACCAACTCGTTCGACCCGCTGAGCTACATCCGTAACTCGGTGGTGAACTTCGCGCCGGGTCAGGGCTCGTCGTACTCGAACGCGGCCTCGTGGCTGCTGGGCAAGGTCCTGGAGTCCGTCTACAACGACGGTCGGACGGTCGATCAGATCGTCGTGCAAGAGTGGCAGTCCGAGGTCGATATGCCGTCGCTGCACTGGCCGACGACGAACTACATGAACCCGCCGTATGTCCGGGGCTGGACCCCGAACCTGGCGCTGCCGCAGATCCAAGCGATCCTCGGGCCGTTCGCGTTCCTCGCGGCGTTCCTCGGCTACCCGACGTCCCAGGACCTGGAGTTCACCGCGGTCTCGACCTCGTGGTCGGGGGCTGCCGGTTCTCTCGCCGGGAACATAGAGGACTTCGTTCGGTTCGGTAAAGCGCTGTACGACGGGACGTTTTTGTCCGAGGAGATGCAGCAGCTTCAGAAGGAGCTGTTCAGCACGTACGTGTTCTACGAGCCGGCCGACGAGCATCAGGGCCCGGGCTGGATGGGGTTCGGTCTGAACTCGATCTGCTGGGGAGCGTGGCAGGGCTGGGTCGGCAACCTCGGCGGCTACATCGCGGTCATCTTCTACAACTCCGAAGACGGATCGGTCATCGCGGTGACTCTGAACAACTTCTCGGCCCACGCCGATGCGGTCGACCTGTTCTACCAGATCGCTTACCTGCTGAACCCAGAGTCCACCGGTCACCGGGACTGGATCTTCCGTCCTGATCCTGCTGAGGACGAGGACGAGGTCCGTGACCCGACGCTGTACCTGACGGTCGAGTCCACCGGTGACAACCAGATCCCGGCTGACGTGCCGTTCGAGATCTAAGGAGACAAGAGATTTCTGCTCGTTACAACAGCTGCCGTGCTGCGGCGGCCAGAGGCGATATCGACTGGCTGAACGACGACATCCGGGCGTTGATGATCGACGCCGACGACTACACCGTGAACCTGACGTCGCATACGACGCTGGCGAACATCCCGTCCGGGGCGATCATCGCTGTCTCGGAGAGCCTGGCCGGCAAGTCGGTGACTTCCGACGGCTGGGTGAAGGCTGACCCGACGGTGTTCCCCGAAGTTACGGGTGACACGGGTGAGGCGGTCATCGTCTACAAGCACACCGGTACCGCGTCTACGTCGACGCTGCTGTCGTATCACGACTCCCCTACTTACCAATTCGTCATCCCGAACGGGTCGGACATCCGTGTGATCTGGTCGACCGACGGGTTTATCCGCTTCTAAGGAGTACGCATGGCACTTCCCGAGAACTGGGTCGACTCCGTCGGCCAGAAGGTTAACGCCGCATTCCTCAACCAGCTGGGCGAGGAGCACAACGACATGCTGGATCAGATCGCGGCTCTCCTGGAAGCCCTAGACGGGCTGTCGCTCAGGGTCCTGACGCAGGCCGCGTTCGATGCGCTGACGACGAAGGACCCGGACACCGTATACCTGGTCAAGCCCTGATGGCGATCTCTTCCGGGGGCCTCGGTATCCAACGGGTGTACGTCGGAGACACTGCCCTGGCAGGGGTCTACCTCGGCTCGTCGAAGCTGTGGGCACCGGCGTCGTACGACACGTCTAACGTCGGGGTCCAGGCGAACTCTTACGGCCCCACGTTCCCGTACACGGCGTCGGCAGGGGCGGACGTGTTCGTCGCCGTATCGATCGACCGGGCACCTTCCTCGTTCACAGGCGTCACCTATGGCGGTGTCGCGATGGAGCTGGTGTCGGCGGTCCACCACGACGGGGCGAGCCAATACGGCACGCTTCGCCTCTACCGTCTGCGAGGAGCGGGTACAGGCGCGGCGAAGACGGTCGCCGTTCAGATGGTCGGGAACTTGCTCCTTGCGGTGAGCGCGATCTCTTTCCACAACACCCCCTCGACCCTGAGCCCCTCGACGGCCACCGGCTTCAGCACCGCGGCTACGCAGACCGTCTCGTTGGTAGGTCCGGTCGGGTTGTATGTCGCCTCGGCAGGCGGAGCAGGTTCCCCGACCTGGCCCTTCAACTCGTTCTCAGGAGTGACCAACCGTACCAACCGCAACGCTAACGGTACGCAGCTGACGTTGAGCACGGTGGCGTCCTCCGGCACTGTAACCGCTACGTCGGCGGGTTCGGATCACTGGGCCAGCATCTTCGTGCCGTTCTGATCACCAGAGGGTCGCGTCGCGCCACTGCGGCGGAGGCCGCGGCAAGACCGAGACCTCCGATCCGTGGTGATCTAACCCCGCATACCAAGAAACCCCTACCCGGCCCGCGAAGGCTAGGTAGGGGGCTTTTCTTGTTTCAGTGGGTGTGGCCGTGATGACCTGTGTCTTCGTGGTTTGTCTGGTCAACCACCGCGGTCTCAGTGGTGTACGGTACAAACCCATGAGAGCCTTGGTAGTCATCCGCCTATCCCGCGTCACCGATGCTACGACCTCACCGGAGCGTCAGCTGGAGTCTTGCCAGCAGCTCTGCGCCCAGCGCGGGTGGGACGTCGTCGGGGTAGCGGAGGATCTGGACGTCTCCGGAGCGGTCGATCCGTTCGACCGGAAGCGCAGACCGAACCTGGCCCGGTGGCTAGCGTTCGAGGAGCAACCGTTCGACGTGATCGTGGCGTACCGGGTAGACCGGTTGACCCGATCGATCCGGCATCTTCAGCAGCTGGTCCACTGGGCCGAGGACCACAAGAAGCTGGTCGTCTCCGCGACCGAAGCGCACTTCGATACGACGACGCCGTTCGCGGCGGTCGTCATCGCGCTGATGGGAACGGTGGCGCAGATGGAATTAGAAGCGATCAAAGAGCGGAACCGTTCGGCGGCGCATTTCAATATCCGCGCCGGGAAATACCGAGGCTCCCTGCCGCCGTGGGGTTACCTGCCTACGCGCGTGGACGGGGAGTGGCGGCTGGTGCCGGACCCGGTGCAGCGAGAGCGCATCCTCGAGGTGTATCACCGCGTCGTCGACAACCACGAGCCGCTGCACCTGGTGGCCCACGACCTGAACCAGCGCGGCCTACCGTCGCCGAAGGACTACTTCGCGAAGCTGCAAGGCCGCGAGCCCAAGGGCCGGGAGTGGTCGGCTACCGCGCTGAAGCGGTCGCTGATCTCGGAGGCGATGCTCGGGTACGCGACTCTGAACGGTAAGACCGTCCGAGACGACGACGGAGCTCCGCTGGTGCGGGCCGAGCCGATCCTGACGCGAGAGCAGCTGGAGGCGCTGCGCGCCGAGCTCGTGAAGACCGACCGGACCAAGCCCGCGGTGTCTACCCCGTCGCTGCTGCTGCGGGTGTTGTTCTGCGCGGTGTGCGGGGAGCCCGCGTACAAGTTCGCCGGGGGCCAGCGCAAGAACCCGCGCTACCGCTGCCGCTCGATGGGGTTCCCGAAGCACTGCGGGAACGGAACGGTGGCGATGGCGGAGTGGGACGCGTTCTGCGAGGAGCAGGTGCTGGATCTGCTCGGGGGCTCGGAGCGTCTGGAGAAAGTCTGGGTATCCGGCTCGGACTCGGCGGTCGAACTCGCGGAGGTGAACGCGGAGCTGGTGGACCTGACGTCGCTGATCGGCTCCCCCGCCTACCGGGTCGGCTCTCCGCAGCGCGAAGCACTCGACGCTCGTATCGCGGCGCTGGCCGCGCGGCAAGAGGAGTTGGAAGGGCTGGAGGCTCGCCCGTCGGGCTGGGAGTGGCGCGAGACCGGGCAGCGGTTCGGGGACTGGTGGCGGGAGCAGGACATCGCGGCAAAGAACACCTGGCTTCGGTCGATGAACGTTCGGCTGACGTTCGACGTCCGCGGCGGGCTGACTCGCACGATCGACTTCGGGGATCTGCAGGAGTACGAGCAGCATCTCAGGCTCGGCAGCGTGGTCGAACGGCTACACACCGGGATGTCGTAGAGCGACTACCCGAGAACGCAGAAAAGCCCCCTACGCGCCGTGTAAGGGCACGCAGAGGGCTCTCTGGTAGTTCTCTATTCAGTTGTGGGGTTGCGTCCGTCAGCGTGGACGCTAGAGGGGTTTACGGGGCCTCGTGGACCCGCACGTACGGCTGCAGAGGCTTGTCACGGTAGGCGTGGTAGCGCTCCGCCTCCTCGGCGCGGATGGCCTCGATCTCCTGAGCCGCGCTCACCTTACGACGCTGCAGTTCCGGATCGTCATGCTGACGCACCGTAATCACCTCTGCCTGGCGGGTCTGCGTCGAGATGATCTTCAGCAGATCCACCGCCTCGGTAAGGCGGTCGGTGATCACGGCCAGTTGCTCGACGGTGACGTCTTTCTTCTTCTTGCTCATTCGATCACCTCGGTGAACGGGCCAAACGTGGAGTTGAAATCTGCGCCGATCTTCCCGTGGTACAAATCCGTCCACCAATGCGAAGTCCACCAGAGCGCGTAGTTCTCGTCCCACCAGAAGACGTCACTCTCCCGGTCGCGAACCTTCACTCCCAGCGGGACAGCATGGATGCTGTCCCACACCCGGGCCTGGGCCTTCTCCTCGACGTCCCGCACCTGAACGAGCGTGACGCCGGATAGGATCTCGGCAGCCACCTGCTCGGCGTCATCGGAGTAGATCGGGGTCCAGTCGGAGATGACGTCGACGATCTTTTGCCGCACCTCCTCGGGGGTGAGGATCATAGGGATTACTTTGACGGTGATGTATTTCTTCTTCTTCTTGCTCATGGTCTCCTCGTTTGCCTGATGAAGTCGGCCCGTGCCGACTCGTAGTCCGGGTGGAACGTGATGACGCCGTAGAACGATCCGACCGACGGGAACACGATCCACTCCTGGGTGTGCGGGCTCTTGCGGATCGGCCACTTCCGAGCGTCGTTACCCCAGAGCTCTCTCACCGGAACCACCCCCGCATGATCTGGATCAGGTGCTCCAGCCGAACCTCGTGGTCGAGCATCCGGATCAGCACCAGTTCACGCACCCGCTTCATTCCGCGGTCCTGAAGCTGGTAGCTACACGCGGGTAGATGCGCTGCACCCATCCCGATGGGAGGCTGTCGTCCCGGCGGAAGAAGCCCTTCCGGTTCACCGACCAGTAGACCGTCCCGCCGGGTAGCTCCTGGCTGAATCGGACGTCCGGCAGCCTGTGGCGTCCCGATACGGATTCCCGCACGTGGGTCAGGCCCAGCCGCCGAGCGAGGTGCCCCTGAACCCAGAGATGCGCAAACTGTTCGGGATCTGCGGTGAACCCCCCGACGTACTCGTGCTTACTCATTCCACCCCCTCGTAACGGTCCAGCTCGCTCTTGAGCCCTTGGATCTCAAGCTCCAGGTCGAAGACCCGGCCCATCAGGTTGTCGCGCTCCAGCTCCAGCCGAGCCGCATCGTCGATCGCTTCCATCGACCGGCGCACCATGTCCGCGAGCGCGCCGTGGATCGACGCGATGAAGTCGGCGTCATCCTCGCTATGGAAGGACCCGATCCACAACCGGCTCTCGTCCTGGCTCACAGCCCACACGTCGTAGGTGGTGTGGCCCCCGTCCTTCTCAACCACCCAGAAGCAGTCCTCAGCCCCGGTGGTCTGCGAGAACACCTGATAAATGCGGTCGCAGAACTCTTGAAACTCCATGTTGTTCCTTCCGTTACGAATCAAGCTGGAATCCGCAGAAATGGATCTGCGGACGGTTGCTCGTCTTTCTTCAGATACGCCGCGCCCCAGGATCGGCCCCCGACCTCCGGGTCGGTGTTGATCAGCACGCCTCGGAACGTCTGCTCCATGATCCGGCCGATCTCCTTAGCCGTAACCTCAGCCTCAGCCTCGGGTACCGACGCCAGAACCTCGTCGTGGATCACCAGACGGATCATCGGTGTCATCCCCGCTTCGTGAAGCCGCAGCACAGCGCTGGCCGTTACGTCACGTGACGTGGACTGCACCATGTAGTTCAGCGCCGCGTATCCTCGGTCAGGGTCGACGGGCAGCCGACGACCGGTAGGGGTGATGACGTACCCGAGGTTCGCCGCCTCCCGTTGCAGGCTCTTGGACAGATCGGTAACCCCGGGGTAGGTGGCCGCGAAGATGTCGAGCACCTTCTTCGCCTCCGGGAACGTGATGCCTGCGTTGGTGGCGAGCTTGCCCGCACCCCCGCCATACACGGTTAGGAAGTTGGCCATCTTGCCGACCTTGCGATCCATGCCCGCGGCGTCCGCGGTCACCTGGTGCAGATCCGCCTCCTCCTCGAACGCGCGGATCATCGTCCGGTCGTTGGCGAGAGCCGCCAGGACTCGGAGCTCCTGCGCCTGGTAGTCGACCGAGACCATCAGCTGCCCGGGGTCCGCGAGGAAGCACCGTCGGACCATCCAGTCGTTGGCCGGAAGGTTCTGAGCCGACGGGTTAGACGTGCTCATGCGGCCTGTACGGGCCTGCAGCGGATTGATCCCCGGGTGGACCCGGTCGTCAGCGTCCCGCCGCTCGATGAAGTTGCGGACCCAGGTCTTCTCCCAGGAACCCCACTTCTTCGCCTCGATCGCAGCCTTCGCCAGCGCGTTGCCTTCCTCAGCCAGAGCTTCCAGCAGCTCGGCGTTCACCTGGCGCTTACCCGTGGCCGTGCGGCCTTTGATCTTCACGCCCGTACGCTCCAGGCCGTCGGCCAGCTTCTCGGTGGAGTTCACCGAGTCGACCCCGTACGCGTAACGAGCCACCGCGGTGTAGTGCTCGGACTTCCGCAGCATGTCCGCTGACAACTTCTCCGAGTAGTCGACGTCCAGCAGGAACCCGGTGCGCTCGACGTACGACATCACCTCAGCGAGCTTGTGCTCGTACGGGATCAGTTTGTGCGACGACTCCGGCACCAGCGGGGCCACCTTGCCCAGCAGCCGGGACACCAGGATCGTGTCCATGCCGGCGTACAGCTCGTAATCCGGGTCGTCCAGGTCGACCAGAGCCCAGATCTTGTCTTTGGTGGTCTTGTGCTTCTTGGCCAGGCGAGCCATCGAGGCCTTGACCTCTTCGGCGGTCACCGGGTCGATGTAGAACTTCGTCAACTCTTCCAACTTGTGACCGGTCCCGCCTTCTTTGTAGGCCCGGGGGTCTACCAGGTGCGAGTAGATCTTGGTGTCCTCGACCTTCGGCCACATCTGCTCCATCGGCACACCGAGCGTCCGCTCGATCACCTGGAGGTCAAACGCGGCGTTATGGATCACGAAGCGCTGGACCTTCTGGAGAGCGGTGACGGCGGCTCCAACGAACACACCGCCCCGCTCCACCGGCAGGACCCACGACTCCCACGGGTTACCGAACTGGATCAGCCGGATACCGAAGGCGTCCTGGTAGATATTGAGCCCCGTCGTCTCGGTATCGAGACCGAGAATCCGGAGGTTGGAGCGGATGAAGCTCTCGAACCCGTCGAGATCATCCTCGTGCTCTACGACGTTGACCAGAACTGTCTCGTCCTTGATCTGGTAGCGGTGTTGCTTCACCCGCCCCTCCCTTCGTTACGAATCAAGCTGGAGACGTTAGAGCCCCAGCTCCCGGCGGATCTGACCCTCCGGGGTTTCTTCCTTGACCATCACTCGCCCGTAGTAGGCGATGTTGTTCTTGATCGGGAAGACCCGGTACTCCCCTTCCCCGAAGTCGACTGCCAGCTCGTCACCGCTGATGCGGTACTCGCAGTCGTCCGGGAACGTCCAGAACAACCCGTTCTGGAGCATGACCATGAACTTCGGGACCTTGATTTCCTCGCTCAATTACACCCTCCTAGGTGGTTACGAGTCAAGTTAATTTGCGTAGAAAAACTTGGCGTCGCGACCGTCATCCTTGGTCGGAGGCATCCACGCGTGCCAGACCTTGCCGGTCTTCTTCGACACACCGGTCTTGTAGACGAAGTCGTCGTACGGCTTCGGCGGAGCCCACTCCGGGGCTTCCTGCGCACCCTGCGGAGCCTGACGCTGGTACCCGCCGCCCGAGGACTGCGCGGGAGCCGGGGCGGCCGATCCGCCCGCGAACGCCGCGGCGACCTTCTTCACCTTGCTCAGGTAGTCCTTGAACTTCTCGTCCAACAGAGCGTCGGACTCTTCGACCGACGAAGCGTGGATAACGATCCACGGCGCGTCGAAGTCCCGGCCACCCTTCAGGGTGGTGACGATCTTGCCCTCGCCAGGAGCCACGTTGCTGCTGTTGTTGACCACGGTGGTCGCAGGAGCGGTGGTGGCGACAGGCTGCTCGGGGCCGTTGTCGTTCGAGCCCCAGGGATCGGTGGTGACAGTCATTCGGTTTCCTTCCGGTTGTAGCCGCAGGTCCATTCGGCACCCACGAACATCTCTTTGTCCTCGTCTGGCCAATTAGCCAGGAGGGCTGGTTTCTGGTTGGGGTAGAGCTCAGGCGTCACCCACGCTCGGTACATGTCGACGCCGGACATACCGCTGAACTGGCCGTCGAAGATGTTCACGCGGCAGCCCCTGACCCTGCGCAGGACGGGATCAGGTGATCCCTGAACCGTCCCGAGCTGATCGGCACTATGTGGTGGCACACCGGGCACGCCCGGCGGTGCTTCGGAGCACTGGAGGTCACCTGCTCGGCGGTAGCCAGGTCGAACAGCTCCCGGTACGTCAGACCGTCCTCGCCGGCTGACTTCCATCCGTCGTCAGCGAGACGAGTAGCCATCTCCCCGACAGGGTCACCCGGGCCGTTGTGCGACCGGATCGAGTCCGGGAACACCTTGGACCGTGAGCCTGGCCCGTCGTGGTCGTCGGTCTGCTTGATGACCTTGTGGACCTCTTCGAGCAGAGCCTGGTGGGCTCTGGTCAGAGAGTTCTGACTGGATTTGTCCCGCAGAACCACCCCGTCGATGTACCTGACCTTGAGCGCTTCCGCGTACGGCGGGTGGCGATCCACGAGCTGGGAGACAGCCTGAGGAATCACCTCCATCAGGTACACGTTGTCCGACCGGCCTTTGAGAGCGTCTTTGATCGACTCCGATGAGTAGTTCCAGTCACCCCGGGCGAGGTCGTCTGCGAACCACTGGTCTTTGAGGATCTGATCGGCCAGCACCCGAAGGGTGTTGAACCCGACGTCGTCCCCGGACTCCTCCACCAACCGGCGACTGGTCGATCTCTCGAGAATCGACACCCACAGGTCCTGAACCAGGTCCTCGACCTGGTCCGGGGTGAGTAGGTAGCTGTTCCCGATCGACCGCGCAGCCTTGCTGATCAGTGGACCGGTATCAGCCATTCACCGGCTCCAGACTGCGCTTGGCGTAGGTCTCCTCGACCAGAACCTCGATCAGCTCGACCCGGGGAATCTCCCGGGACCGGGCTTCGAAGTGCAGGTACGGCAGAACGTTCCCGTTACGTGTCAAGGCCACGGCGTCAGACCTCCCAGACCTGGCCGTCAACGGTGAACTTGCCTCCCAGGATCGGGACGATCTCAGCCTTGACATGCTTGCCGTCGACCGTGAGCATCCCGAAGCCCATCTGCCAGTTCCCAGCTCCGCCCTTTAGATAGTTGGCCTTCTTCATGTCCATCAGGTGCCCGACTTCCATGCCGGTGACGGTCTTGCGGACTGAGCCGCCGTACCCGAACGAGTGCGAGACGACAGCCTGCCGGTGCGTGTGGCCGCAGACCACGGACTTGCCGAACTTCTTGGCACCGTTGAGCGCTGTCGATCCGGCGATCTGGGATAGCGTCATCTTGCCCATGTGCCCGTGAGTGGAGATCCAGCCCGGAGCGATGTCGTAGAAGTCAGGCAGCAGCTCCACACCGAACCCGTCGAAGTCGAGCAGCACGTCGATGTCGAAAGCGTGCGTACCCTCCAGGGCCGGCGCGTTCTTGGCCAGGTACTCGCGGGCTCGCAGATCGTGGTTGCCCTCGTGCATCCCGATCCAGCCGTCGTAGACCTTGCGCAGCGGCTCCATCAGGTTCTTCTTGGCGTAGTCCGCGTCGCGGTACACCGAACCCTCGAACTCGCCCTTGGTTCCCCGGTTCCAGCGCGAGGGCTGCGGCAGGTCTAGGACGTCACCGATATGTACCACGCCGTACGGCTGGACATCCCCGATGAAGCGGATGACCGCTTGCATCTCTTTGCGCGCCTCGAAAGGCAACTGAGTGTCGGGCAGAAAGACGATACGCTGAGTCATTTGGTTCCCTTCTCTGCGAGGAGGGATAGCTCCGCGCGTACTGATCGGTAGACGTCGTCCAACGCGTTGATCGCGTTGGTGACGGATGTGTAGGTGACGGTGTCGAGGTCGATGTACAGAGACATGCCGCTCTGAGGGGTTTCGACCTCGCGGTAGATCTCGTGGTAGTCGCTCACTCGACGACCTCGGTGAACGGAGCCCATTCGTTCACGAACTCTGCTCTAAACAGGCTTATCGCGAACCCCCGGCTGTGCCGGTTCCCGAACCTGTCGATTACGTCGACACCATCCGGCACGTGCCGGATGTCGTTCCACACCCTCGGCTCGTCCAGATCCACGAGAGCGTCCTCGTCTTCGCCGTCCGAGTACGTGATGTCGTTGAGCGCATCCACCCACGACAGCGAGTCCTCGTCCTCGTTACGAATCAAGTCGTCGGGCAGCGGAAGATCGAACAGAGCGAGCTGACCGTCCTCCTCTACCGGCTCCTCGTAGATCCGCTCGGCGCAGCCGGCGTAACCCGCGATGTCGGTGTAAGAGTCCCGGTGGTACCCCGTACCCTTCACCCGGGCTACCTTGACCAGGATCATCAGGTTCGCGACGTCCAGGTCAGTGATCGGGCGCTCCAGGTACGCGGAGAACAACGCGGAGATGTCAGCGAAGTTCTCCCGGGGGTGTCCGTAGTTCTTGTTGCGAGGTCCGTGGATCAGGCGTTGCGCCTCTTCCAGGATGCTTTCTGTCATATCCCTACCTTGTCTTTCAGTGCTTGTACTCCCTGGCTGAGCACCAGGTCGTTGACATCCGAGCCATCGGGCATCGGGATGATCTTGGCGTTGGGCAGAACACCCGCCACCGTCTCGGCGAACTGCATCCCCGCATCGTCACCGTCCGCGAGTATCAGCACCTCCCGGTACCCGAGGAACGGTTCGCGGAAGTGCTCTTTCCACGCCTGCGCACCGGGAACCCCGACCGTGGGGAACCCCGCGACAGACGCTGTCAACGCATCGATCTCGCCCTCCGCGATCCCGATACGCTGATCCGGTTGCAGCAGCGCCAGCGTGTTGTACAGCCGCCCGGTGTCGCCCGGGACGGTCAGGTACTTCGGTTTACCCTCGGCGGCGTCTAGGCGACGAAACCTCAGCGAGACCACCTGCCACCGCTCGTCCGGAGCCCATCGCAGGTAAGGGATAGCGAGCATCCCTTTGTACATCTCGTGACCCGGTAGCGGTTCCTCCACGTACCCGAGGCGAAACTGCGTCACCGCCTCTGCGATAGCTGGCGCGGTCAGCCCGCGGGTTGCCAGATACTCCTCGGCCGCGGACCCAGCCAGTGCTTTGTGATAACGCTGCGACGCCTGAAGGAGATAGCTCTTGTGCTCTTTCGACTGCTGTTTGATAGTTCACCTCCTCGTAAGTCATCAGCAACGTGATCGCGTTGCCCCGCGCCGAACAAGCGAGGCAGTTGAAAGCGTTCAGCTGGTACGACACCGCGGCAGACGGCCGCGACTCCTCGTGGTGCCAGCAGAGGCAGGGAATCCACACCCGGCCCGTGTCCTCGGGCGGTACCCAGTCAGGGGCCAGCCGCTCGATGACCTTCGCGATCAGCGTCTGTGAAGGTTCCACCGGAAGACCTCGTACACTTCGATACCCTCGTGGTACGGGAACTGCTGCTTGAGCGCGTCGTCTAGGAACTCGTAGACGTCTTCTGTGTCGGTGGTCGGATCGACCTTGACGAGCGCCTCGATCTTCATCCAGCTCACTTGCCCCACCTCCGAGCGGTGCGGTCCACGGAGTGCTCCGAGACGTTCCGGGCCAGCGCGTACTTACGCGGGTCCAGCAGAGCCCCCAGCAGCTGCTGACGGAGCAGGTTCGGGCGTGCAGTCGGTTTCATCGTTTCTTCCTTCCTTGGTTACGATTCAAGTTCGGGACCTCGATAGGAGCGATCCGTTTCCCGATCACCGCGAACGCGGGCGGGTTCTCCAGGTAGTCGATACCGCGCTGGAGAGCTTCGGGGTCGTCACCGAGGTGACCGAGTACGTTGCGGTTACAGGGCGTATCCAGCAGCCCGCGAACGTGCCCTGTTCGGTGGTCGTGGTCGACGGCCAGCTTCTTCCGCAGGCCTCGGCCTTTGCGGCAGATGTAGCACCTGCCACCTTGAGCCTCGTATATCTGCCAATACTCATCGGCGGTGATGCCGTAGAGCTCCAGGAGACGCTTCTCCCACGCCGTATCCTTTCGGACGGTTCGCTTTTCGCGATGGTGGGTAGCGCATCGAGGCCCCGGGTGAGGGGCGGCTCGGCGGGTTGTGATCCCGGCCGCTGCGCAGTCGACGCAGCGCCGGGGCTTAGGCTTAGCCGCCGCCATCCAGCCACCCGACCAGCCACAGACCTGCGCCCCACGCGATGATCGAGTACGCGATCAGCTGCTCGATGCTCACGCCTTAGCCGCCTTGATCAGATCCCGGATCTTGTCGGCCCTGAAGTCGTCCCACCACGCGCCGGTGCTGGCGACGTGAACCACCGGAGCGGTCTCGTAGCCTTTCTGCTTCACCAGCTTCAGAGCCTCGGGGTCCTGGTCCACGCGGACCTCCCGGAACTCCACACCGCCTCGGGTCAACGCGTTCTTGGTGAGCGTGCATTTGAAGCAGTCCGGGCCGGTGGTGAACACCGTGACGTCCTGTTTCTCGTTACGAATCAAGTTATCGGGCATCAAAAATCCTTAATCTCCATCTTCGAGCCGTCGAATTTCAGCTCGGCGTACAGCCGGCCCGAAGGGTCAGCTCTTCCTGACCTATTTTTGACCACCGACACCCTCAGCGTGTCCCCGCCGAACGTCGACGGGACTCGGTGCAAGGTGGCTACAAGCTCTGGAACCCTCCCAATCTGCCCCTTGATCCCCGACAGCGGGATCGGCTTGTCACCGGAGTTGTTGTCGGCGGTGACGTGGTGCAGACCGATGATGCACGCGCCGGTCTCCCGGGCTTTCTCGTGCAGCCAGTCCATCAGTACTTCCAGGCCGCCGAACGGGTCCTCGTCGTTCGCGGCTACGCCGGTGATGACGTTCGTGATGTTGTCGATCACGATCAGCTGTGGGTAGTTCCCGAACGTCTCCTCGTACGCGGCCAGCGAGGTCTCGATGACCTTGAGCGTCGGCTGCGCCGAGTAGTTCAGCCGGATAGGGATACCGTGCGGGTTCCCCGGGGCCGCGTTCCACGTCAGCACCTGCGGAGGCAACTGACCTTCGCGTACCGCCCGAGCGGACTCAGCCAGCGGCATCCCGAGCTCCATCGAGAGGATGCGAGTCGACTGCGTGAACGCGTCCGAGTCAGCCGAGAGGTAGTACGTCGGGATACGGCCTTTGAGCGCTAGAGCGAGCGTGAACGCCGACTTAGCCCCTCCGGGTGCTGCCGCGATCAGCGCCAGCTGCCCTCGCAGGAAGTTGATGCCCTGCTTGGTCAGCGACCGGAACGGTACAGGCAGAGGGTCGCCCGCGTTCCCTTTCTGCTCGATCGACTGCATGATCGACAGCATCAGCCCTCCCTGAGGGCTTTGACGATCTCCCGCATCTGGTGCTCAGCTTGCTGCCCGAACTCAACGCTGGCGTTGCACGTGCAGCCGTCGACTCCCCAGGAGTACTCGGCAGGCTGGTGCTCCTCCAGTACCCGTAGAGCCGTGATGTACTGAACCGCGGTCAGATCCTTCACTCCTCCTCCTCCGTCGTGTCTTCAGCAGCGATAACCCGGGCGATCCCGGCGGCCACCCCGAACACCAGCGCGCCGGCTAGGGACAACCCTCCGAGCGCAGCCATAGCCATCCTGTTCACTTCGTACCTCTCGCTATGAACCCGTTGTAGATCGTGCGGCCCTCCTGTTTGGCCTTGACTTCTTCAGCCCAGACTTTGTCGGTAGCTTTGATCAGCGCCGACTCGGTCGTACCGAGGAACTTCACCAGCGGAGGACCGAGAAGACCCCGGCGAGCAGCGCGCAGCACCCCGCCGAGCTCGTGAACCGCTCGCTTGTCTTCCAGCTCGACGTCCAACAGGTTCCCCGGGCCTGGCCGTTTGGTCACGGTCGCTTTCAGCGCCGGATCAGCAAGAGTCCATCGTTCGACCAAGACTCAGCCCTTCCTGTGATACCGCGCAGCAGATGCGACGCTGAACAACGGCGTCGGCTTACCCCACTTCGGCGAGTAGTCCCCGACCGCGGCAAGCCCTTGCTTGCGCCAGCGTCGGACGGTGTCTGTATCGACCCCGAACAGCTCGGTCAGCTGCTCCTCGGTCGCTAGTGATGGGTTGCTCACGGCCGCTCCTTGATCTCGAACTGATCCAGCAGCTTGCTGGCTCGTGCTCTGTAGTGGTCTCTTATCTCCTCGTTCGGATGTGCGGACCACTCGAAGGGTCGTCCGTACGGCACGACCTCCCACATCGCACGCGCGAGCTTTTCAACGATGTCCATTGTGCTCCTCCTTTGTTACGAATCAAGTTTCAGGCCATAGAGTATTCACAGCTCAACGCCACGTCGCACCTCGCGCAAGCGTCACCGGGGTTCGGCTCGAACTCCCCCGCCTCCAGCTTCGCCTCCATCGCGAGGAACCGTTCGGTGATCTTCTCCTCGGTCCAGTCGGTGAGGTCGTACGGATACGTCGGCTTACCGGTCTTCGCCATGAAGTAGATCCCGCGCTGGACGTCGAGGCCGTAGAGCTTCTTCAGCGCCAGCGCGTACACCGCCAGCTGGAAGTCATCCCCGGGCTTGAGTCCGGTCTTCCAGTCGACCACCAGCGCCTCACCATCGAGCACGAGCACCGCGTCGATGTAGCCCCGGATCTCTATCCCATCGAGCTCGAACTCGATCGCGAGCTCTATCCCCGGCGTGCCGTCCGGTGTGTGCCACACCTCTAGGCTCTGGTGGTTGTCGATCCAGTCCAGGGTCTTGTCCACCTGCTGGAGCCCGATACCCCAGCGACGTTCGATGTCGTCCGCGCCGCGGTACGGCCCGGAGGAGAACCACCAGCCGAGGTTAGGGGTCTCCTCGGTAGCTTCGTTGATCCCGTCGGCGTACTCGGCCTTGAAGATCTCATAGCACTCTTCTCGCGTCAGCGGTGAGCCGGCGAGTTTCGAGAGCATGTATTTCTCAGCCACCGCGTGGACCCCGGTACCCTGCTGCAGCCAGGCCGCTGGGCGTCTCCACACGCGCTCATGCCTGGCCAATTTCCAGCTGAACGGGCATTTGTCGAACTGCGACAGCTGCGAGACCGACCGGGGTTTCTTCTCGTAGCGGTACTCCACTACTCGCCCGGTGTCCAAAAGTTTCCGACCCAGACACGCTCCAGAACACCGTTCTGCAGGTCGTTGAGGACGTACGACGAGTTCTCCTCGGAGATGAGAGAGCCTTCAGCCTCGAACTGCGCGCCGACAGGCCGAGCCACGACTTCAGAGGCGTCCCGGTCCACGATCGGTACAGGCTGGAATTCGGTAACCTGCTTGAACGTCGACAGGTCGTAGTCGGCGATCTTGGACATCGCCTCCGCAGCGTGGAGGATGATGGAGTCCTTCTCCTCCTCCGGGCGGATGATCATCGCGTGAATAGTGGTCATGGTTGATTCCTTTCCTTACGCCGCTTCTGCGAGCGTCTCTGTTAATTCGTGGAGCCGCTTTGACTCCAACCACGTGTTGCCCTGCTTATCCATCTTTCAACCTCTTGTACTCGTACGTGTAGTTACGAGTCAAGTTTCGGACGCGGAGAATGACCGTTTGGGCACGGGGGTAGCTCCGCATAAACGGAGTCCCGGAACTTTTCCAGATACTCGTCTACCTGAGACCTGACGGACGACCTCATTTCGTCGAACACCCCGCCCTCCGACCAGAATTCGTTTTCTACCTCCGGGTCTACCTCGCCCGCCTCCTCATCGCAGCTGAACCAGATCAGCTCGTCCAAGTCTTCGTGTAATTCGAACCTTCGGTTCAGTGCCCACTCAAACATTAGAGCGACAGTAGACATTGCAATTAGTTTAGTCTTATCCATTATTTTCCCCTTTACGTGTAAATTTGTGATAGGTAAATATGTGATCCGACCATGACGGGTCCATGTCCCGTGTCAGGTCAAAGTTAGTAGACTTGACCAGATTCAGGGCCTCGTGGAACGAGTTGAAGACTCCCAAGGTCTGCGTATAGCTCCCAGATAGGTCGTCTAGCTCCCAGATCGCGTCAACCTGCCAGTGCAGCACCTTTCCGTGGGGCATACGGTGCTGGCCGATAGTAACCCCGGTAAGAATCAAGATCCCCTCCTGTACCGGAACCGGGCTACAGACTTATTAGTCAACCTCTCGATCTCCTCATCGGAGAGTCCGGAGGCCCTGAGCTCGTTGAACAGCTCGATGAGCTTCTTGGAGACTTCCAGATTCTCGTTATCGTCCATGCTCATGACCCTCTCACAATCCTAGTTACGTTTCAAGTTAGGGCTGTGTGTAAATCAGCTGGATAGATCAGTTCTTCACCGCCATAGCGAGCGCTACAACCCAGCCGATGAACGTCCAGCCGAGGAACACGTTGATCACAGCGACAGGCTGCTTCAGCGAAGCTTTCCGGTAGTACGCGACGATCGTCGGGACGAAGTACGCCGTGCCGAACACCACGAGTAGCGCATGGCTGGCGCTTATCGACATCAGCACGATAAGCGCCACGATGGCTCCCAGAGCCAGCCAGCCCTCGATACGGCCTTTCCGCTTGGCCGCACGAGCGGCCGCGTCGGCTTGCGGGTAGTAGCCGGGTTGGTACGCCGGCTGATCCCAGATGTTGCTCATGATGCTGCCTCCTCTTTAGGTTTGCGGGCCGCGTTGCAGCGACGCTTTTTGGCCAGGCCCAGCTCCACGAGCAACGGGCACGGGTTGAAGTCCGCGGGCTGATATTCGCGACGGAGAATATAGCTCAGGAACTCCCCGATTTCGCCCATGATGTATTTGTCGCCGTGACGCTCTTCGCGCTCGACAGCGTCGGGCTCGCAATACCTGTCGATGAATTCTTTCACTTCCCGGTAAAGGTAGCTGTCGTCGGTTAGCCACGTAGAGCGGTAAACGTGGAGGCCGCGAATTCCGGGGACCAGATCGAGTGTATTTGCGCGGATATACGCGTCTTTAACCACGTTCAGAGTAGGGACGATTGTCTTACCGATAACTCGGGAAGTGATCTCGAACATGCGGTGCAAACCATTCTTCTAAGAAAAGGGGCGGGTGGTTATCAGGGCTCCACGCTCGGGAAACGCCAGATGTGATGACGTCCGATCTCGGACAGAGTTGCGTACTCGTTGACTCTGATGAGTAGGTCTTCGTCGGATTCCTGGCGATCCCTGTATGCCCAACCCCCGCATTTGCTGACCCCGGGTATAGGCGGGATGTTCGGATCAAACTCGACAACCCAATTGTTCTCACGAAGCATCCGGTAAAACGACCGGAGACGCTTCAGCTTGTATTCTTTCATGCCTTTGCCGCGTGTGGCGATGTATTCGCCATGATCCCTCAGGCGTTTATGCGGCGAGCACTGAGAAAGAGGCTCGGGTACCTTGAACGGGTATTCGCGGCGGATAACCTGCCGAGCGGTCAATTTGCCTCCGTACGTGTGAACGTTGCCATGAAACAGCCTGCGGTGTCACACCGTACATCCGAGCGATATCCGCCTCAGTCTCCCCCGTAGCTTTCAGGGCCTCAATCACTTCTAGCGAGAGGCGGGGGAGCTGTTCTCTGGTGGTTCTCATCGGTCCTCCTTGTATTACAGACCAACGTATCTTGCATCTTGTTACAACGCAAGGCACAACCCCCTCGATACTTGACAATGCGACGTAGTTTTCTGGTGTCCCAGATCTGGGACTCTTCCCCCGTGGGGGAAAGTAGACCACTTGATCTAGTCCGGCGCAAGTGTCAAACGTCACTAAGTTCGTAGCTGAACCGGCATCGTCACAACCGATACCGGTGTTACAGCTACCAGACCACGACTCGATCCGCAGCGAAGCTGCTGGTCAACACCACCAACGGGATCTGCAGTAGCGACTCTTCTTGTCTTTCCCGCGGTCTTTGCCCTGGCCGGCTGAGTCGTGTTTGCTCTCGGATTCTTTCTCCTGATCGCACGTCGGCAGGTCACCGTGGGCCACGTGCCAGTCTGAATCAGCCCTCAGACCACCGTGCTCCAGCTGGTGAGACACCGACCGGTGCTCGCACCCGGAGAACCCGTCAGCACGCGCTGACGGGGCTACCAGGACCGCCGCGAGCATCACAGCGCCGACGATGAACCAGACGACGAAGGCCAGGCGCTTAGTCATTGCTCTCTGCCGACTTCAGTTCCTGAAGTTGTCGCCAGAGCTCGTCCCTGTAGGCGAGGTTCTCAGCCCGGTCAGGCTGACCGATGCTCTCGAAGGCGATCTGACTAGCGTGTCTCCACATTTCGTGGAGCTCGTTGTAACGATTCGACGGCATGCTCACACCTGCCTCACTCTTTTCAGCCCGACGGTTCCCGACAGGTTCTCGCGGACGAACGCCCAAGCCTCCGTCCTGATCCAGGACGCGTCGAACAAGGCGTCAGCGTGCTCGGTGGCGTGGTGCTTGCAGAACCAGAGCTCGTTCAGCCCGTTCTCCCAGCGCTCCATAGCCGCGGCAGAGCACGCGTCGCAACGATCGGTGAGCCGCAGCTCCCCGGGAGGCGTTGCGCCATCCTCCCGGGGAGGCGAAACCTGGTCTGGAGTGGTCACGCGTCCACGTCCTCTCGCTCTACGAACTCGACGTACACCTTCGCTGTCTCCAGATCGGTGTTCAGGATCTTGAACCAGAACGGGTTATCACCCCGCTCGAACTGGTACAGGTCGTACGACCCGTTGGTCTTCGCGACCAGCTGCCAGTTGTCCGAGTGGTGCATCGCCCCGTACTCGGTCTCGAACCACTCCCCGCTCACAGCCCCACCGCTTTCGTGATCAGGAACATCAGCGCAGCCCCAGCGACGATCGCACCGACCGACAACGCCAGCTCGATGCTCAGCGGCAGGCCCGGGTTGCTACGCCGGTACAGCTTGCGAAGCTCAGCCGGCGAGTACGACGCCGCGATGATCTGGTTGAACGCTCTGAGTTCTGTCTCGTTCATCAGGAACCCACTTTCGCCAGGATTACCAGCGCGTCTGCCAGTCCGCTGGCCCGAGCCCCTCCGACTAGGCAGCTCTTCTCGTCGCCGCGGGCCGCGGCCTCTTCGCAGAAGAGGAGCCACTTCACGCGCTCGTTGTTGATCAGGTCTATTGCATCGCTCAAGGTCATCGGGTCTCTCCTCGCAGCGCGAGCTCGGTAGCAGCGGCAGCAGCCGCGACACGGTTCACCGAGGTGACCATGTGCTGAAGCTCCGGGGTCGAGAGCGTGGCGAACCACGCGTGTGTGCTGGTCATGGTGTTCCTCTCGTTACGTGTCAAGCCGCGATGCGGCGGGTAGTGGTCTTGGATGTGTCGATCAGGTGTCGCCGGCCTCGCTCGTCGACGACGGTGAGCACGGTGCCCGCGGTGAACAGCACCCGGGCTGTCCATCCAGCGGGTCCGCGTGATGCGATGTGGATGGTCATGACAGCCCCATCCCGTTCGCCAGCCGACGCATCTGCAGCGGGCCCCAGTACGTGCGGTGATAGTCACGCGGGGTCAAGCCGCGCGTGTCGTGTGCGTAGTTCAGGACGAACGCGTCCGCAACGTTCCGTACACGATGTGTGGTCACGAAGGACTTGGCTAGCTGATAGGCAGAGGTTTCAGTGATCATGTCATCCCCTTCTGGTTACGAATCAAGTCAGCGTGCGTACGTGAGCAGCCGTGAATCGAACACGGTCAGCGCGGTGATGTCGGCTGAGCGAACCTGCCTGCTCGTGCCAGCTCGTCGTAGTCAACTGCTATGACTCAGAGTTGGACTTCAAAGTATGTTGTGGGCCGTGGCTCCGCATTACACGGGATTTGCATCAGGGTCAACGCGCGGTCTGGGCTCGCCTGAATCTTGCTGGCCTTTGTTTTGTTGTTGAGACCACTCTAACCCGAGGTTTGGTTACGTGTCAAGTGGGTATCCAAAAGAATTTCACGCGGCATTTTGCCGGCGCAGATGATCCATCAGGTGCTCCCCGATGAACCGGGTGTACGCCGGCGGAATAGCCTCCGCAATCTCTTTCCGGACATCGGTCCAGTCCATGCCCATAGCCTGCTGCCACTGGGACACCGTGCCCTTGCCGCCTCCGTCGCCGTACACCGCGAAGTACGGCCCGTCGTACCACTTCCCGTGCCGATACCCGGCCACCCGGCCGCGGTGAGGTACGTGCGCGGGCTGCGGGATCAGCGTGTCCAGCTCGAAGTACCTGTGACGGATCACGCCGAGACCGAACATCTCGCCGCACAGCACGAGGTCGCGTCGAACCTCAGACCCTTGCACGTTCTCGATCACGGTCGGTGCGTCGAACCGCGCCAGCATCCGCCGCGTCTGCGGGATAAGGTTCGGGTACGCGTCCCCGTGCGTGCGCTTGTTCGTCCCTTTCGTCAACGCGGTCTGCGACTGGCACGGAGGCGACGCGTGGATCACGTCGAACTCATCGCCGTGCAGGTCCAAGAACTCGAGCGCGTCGTCCTGGTGGAACTCGTCGCCGGCGTATCGGGGCTGCGGGTTGATGTCCACGCCCACGACGTAGAACCCGGCGTCCTGGTACCCGCGGCCGGCACCGCCAGCACCGCAGAACAGATCAAGCATTAGGGGTCTCTCGGTCATGTGGTCTCCTGGTCGTGTCATAGCGAAGGCCCCGGGGTTACCGGGGCCGTGTGAGCTGATCGGGTCACCGACCCTGCCAGTCGGTGCCGTGCTTCGGGTCCGGATGGACCAGGTGGGCGGTACGTGCCAGGTACTCGCTCGCTGTCTCCAGCCGGTAGCCGCGGAGGGCGTTGCCGCCGATGACGTCGTTGGTGAGGACGTCCACCAGAGCCCAGAGGCGGCGGGTGCCACGGGTCCACTCGACGACCGCCTGCTCGCCGCGGACGCGGGTGTCCGACTGGGTCCACCCGGCGTCGGCCATATCGGCCATCAGGTCGGTGATGCAGGCGGCGGATGCGGTGGCGGTCATTTCGGAACCCCTTCCTTGCCGGCCCTTCCGGCATGAATCAAGTATGCGGCACCGATTGGTTATGAGTCAAGGGATTCGGGCGAGAATTTTCCGACCGACTCACGGCTCGCCTGCCGGTTCCGAGTCAAGGCGCGGTGTCAACCCATGCCGAGGCGGGAGAACGTCGCTCAGCGGGACGCACAGCCTCGGGAATCGGCATCCCAGCCGGGTACTACCCGCGCATGAGAAAAGCCCCCGACCCGAAGGCCGAGGGCTCAAAGCCCGGGGTTACCGGACGGCTGCCCGGCGGATGCCCCAGCCGATCGCGTCCGAGGCGGACATGATCATCCCGGAGTTCAGACGGACCATGTCGCCGCCCCAAGCGTCGACGCGGACGCCGGCCTCACGACCGAGGGCGATGGCCTGCTTCACGGTGCTGTTCATTTCGGAACTCCTTTCTGTCCGCCGGCCCTTCCGGGGGACTGTGAACTCGGTAACCGAGGGCTTACCTCGGACTCGGTGGGTGCCGGGGATTACCCGGCTCTCGGGCTTCGGGGGACCTCCCCGATCGGGATGACTCAATCATAAGCGCATCACGGGTTACGTGTCAAGGGGTTTGTCGAAGAATTTCTCCGCGGATTTCCAACGCCTCTGACGTCCCGAAGTCAGGCCGCGGGTCCGATCCATCAGCCCCGTGCGTGATCGTCCGCCAGCGCGGCTCTCAGCCCCGGGAATCGACATGCTCACGCACCGCGGCGAGATCCCCGTCGAGCACGAACCGCCATCCGAGCGGGTTGTCCACCGGCCCGGTGAACAAGTCGTAGGCATCCTCGCCTGTCTCGATCGCGTACCACCGCCCGGTCGAGTGCCGGTACCCGTCCTCGGTCCTCTCCCACGCGCTCATCGTCATCACACCGAGGCCTTACGGCGGCGGAGGTGGCCGAGACCGGTACCGTCGGGGAGCTGCGCAACCGCGGCCGGCTGATGCTCGACCGGGACGATCACGGTGTACTCGGCATCCGAGTCCGCGTTGCCCACCTGGACCACCAGACCGTGATCCTCGTCGCGAACCACCGCGACAGTCGGGCGGCGGTAGTCCTCGCGCACAGGACCCGCAATCTCCTGGCCCAGATCGATCGCCGCGGACAGCGCCTCGGCGCGGTCGTTGTAGCGGGCGCGGGGCTCGCGAACGGTGGTGCCGCCGAACTCTGCGACGGTGATGGCGTTGATGGTGAAGTACGGCATTGGATTCTCCTCGTTCCGAATCAAGGCTGGCTGACGAAAGCGTAACCGGCGATCACCGCGAGCATCACCGGGATGAAGCTGATGATGATGAGTGCTGCGGTCATGACTCAAGTATGCACCCCGAGTCGTTACGTGTCAAGTCCTCGACCCCAAAACAAAAACCCGGCCGAAGCCGGGTCTCTGGCGCGGTCACCTGTCAAGCCGCTGACACGTGGTCATCCGCCACGTCTTTAGCCGCGTGCTCCGCGGCGTACCGTCGCGACGCCCAACCGCACGAGCACTTGGCCAAGTACGGGTACCCGTGGTTGCTGGGTGTCCACACCACCTCCGTCTCGTGGACGGCCGGCTTCGGAACCGGGGCCTTGAACATCTCGAACGAACTGAGGTACGACACGACATCAGCAACCGAGGCCGAGGCCTGCGGCTTGATCGGGCGGTGGCTGCTGATCATCGGGTCTTCCCCTTCCCGTCGAGGGCGTTTCCCTCGAACAACCATGACTTTACTCGTAACCGGGTTTACGTGTCAAGTCGAATCCGCCGGCGATTCCACCGGGACACGAAAGAGCCCCCGACCCGAAGGCCGGGGGCTCGATCAGCTGGGTCGATCAGCGCAGGCTGTCGATGTGGATGCAGCCGACCTTGTCGGGGCCGAACTCGGGGCTGAACCCGAGCACCTCATCCTCCTCGCAAGGGAACGACGACTGATCGAACGTGATCGGGTCAGCCGATGCGATCCACGTCGGAGTCGCGATGATCGCGGGAGCTGCGATGAGGAAGATGCCGGCTGCGATGCGACGGGCGATGGTGTTCATGTCGTGTCCTTTGTTCGTCGTTACCTGACAAGTCGAGCATGAGGCATGAGTCGGTTACGTGTCAAGGCCGAGTTTCGCACACAGGGGGCCAGGCTATGCGGGGTGGGTGCAGCAGCAGGGGTGTGCTGTGCACAGTGGGGGGGCTGGGGTGTGCAGGGGTACGCAGGGTGCAGGGGGCTAGGGCGCAGCGTGTGCACGTGCAGGGGGAGCGGGTAGGCAGGGTGTGGGGCACGCCGGCTGGGGTGCGCAGACTCGCTGCGCAGAGGGGGTTGCGCTGTGCGGCGGGGGTGTGCTAGACTGGGTGTACTTCGGCAGACGGGGTCACAGGGGACACGCAGCGCGTGGACCCCTAGGGGGGCACCCCTACCCCCCGCGTGTTGACCGGATGGTAA